CGGGGGAACCGGGGGAACCGGGGGAACCGGGAAAGTTGTATGACATAATTATAATACGCAGATAGTTAGCGAGTTACAACGCACCGGAAAGAAAACCACTTGACGCCCCCGCCCGCCGTGTTAAATTGCAATCATCCACCGGGAACAACCCGGAACAATAAGAACACTAATTAAATAGATAGGAGATTAAAGCAATGATTATTGACATTATCTTAGACCGCCGTGAGGGTGCAATCAACTATGACGCCGCAACGCACCTAAAAGCAATCTATGACTACGCAACGTTTTTCCACATGAACAACCTTGCCGCCGCCGTTGATAGCGGAAATGAAGATGACGTAAAGGCCGCACTCATGGATTATGTCATCTCTGGTGGTTGCAACCCGGATATCCACCACCACAATTTTCTTGACTTGTGTTTATTTATCAAATCGGTGCGGTGGACAGAAGAGACAGAAGAGACAGAAGATGACGCCCCCGCCGCTACGGCGGCGGATAAGCTCGCAATCATCCGCAAGGTTGCCACCCGGTTGCGCCGCAAGATTAAGAGAGACCGCCTCGCAATCGTGCATGACAGAAGACTTGGTGACATTAACTATCTGGAAGCGGTGGAAGTTCTCACATGCGGCGAGCTTGGTACAGAAGACCCTAATCCCACAGAAATCTTGCTTTCTGTCACTTACAGCGCAGGCCTGCCCGCAGAAAAGGCGGAAGCGATTGAAGACGCATTAAGGGCCGCAGTTAATGCCCTTCCATTCCCTGCTGATGATATTTTCCGGGGGACGGGTGACGGTACAAAAGAGTACACGGCTTCCTTTATCATCTAACCGTCAACGATTTACGATTTTGTCATACAAAACAAAAAACAATTTGACAAGGTAAGAAAATCTGCTAAAGTGGAATCATCAACGGGGGACAACCCTTAGAAACAATAGAAAGAAATAAAACAATGAGCAATCAGATTAACTTAAATGACGGTGAAACTCTCACATGGGCAATCTACGAAAACGGTTCCGGAATCTTGTCACTCGTGCTTTTCGCCGAAACAATCACACACGCCCGCCCTGTGGCCGCCGTGTTTGACATTTTCCCCTGGGACGTTAAACCGTCCCTTGCGGACTTGGACATGATTGACATGTGGCAGGGCGTTAACTATGACGTTGCGGACATCCACCAGTTTTTGAGGCACGAGGCGGGCCGTCCGGTTGCACATACCACCGTTATCTATCCCACCGGAGAAGTTGAAACAATCATGGAAATTGAGCGCATGGGATACAACGCCCGCAAGGCCTTCAACATTGCGGATGAATAACTTACGATTTTGTCATACAAAACAAAAAACTAGTTGACAAGGTAAGAAAATCTGCTAAAGTGGAATCATCAACGGGGGAACAACCCGGAACAATAAAAGAAACACAACCGAAAGAAAGGAACCAGAACAATGAAGAATCAGATTATTGAATTGCCCGCCACCACATTCACGGGCCTTGCTAACCACTTCAAGGGTTTGCACCCGGAAGGAATCAAAGGGGCCGTAGACGTACATTCTCCGGACTATTATGAAGGGGCGAAACGGTTTGCCTATATTGCAGGAGATAGTGACGGCGGGCGCGTCTCCGCCGTGTGGGCAATCCTTCCCACTGGCGAGATTGCCACCCTAGTCAAAAACCCGGGTGCCGTAGTCCCACTGGATGACGTTTTCGGCTCTATCCGTCAGCAGGGCGGCACATGGTGCGCACCTATGATGACGGGTTAAACCTTGTCCTCAAACTGGTGAGCCGGGTTTAATTTCTGAAAAGTTACGCCGCCCTAACAAACAAAAACTAACAATAGAAAGAAATAATACAATGAGCATATATACAGAACACGCAAAAAGATTCCTCGCAAGTTGCGGAATCCGCATTACCGGAAAGTATAAGGGCATGTTCACGCCCCTATGGGATGACAAGCAACATAGTACATGGGAAATTGTCTTACACCGGGAAGACCGTCAGAAGGGAGAAAGGCATGCAATCTTCATCACGTTTTATCAGTCCCTTGCCAACCGGGGAAAGACGCCCACCGCCTATGACGTACTTGCTTGCCTGTGTAAGTCAGATTGCGGCGCCTATCAGGATTTTTGTGAAGATATGGGATTGCCCGAGTATGACGAGGAAACGGGGGAACGTAATATGGTTTCCTATAGCATGTACACGGGCGCATGTCACGAGTACGCAGAACTTAAAACCTTCTTCACCCGCCCGGGTGAATGGGAAGAGCTGGAAGCGATTTATTAATCCCCGCCCCTGAAAAGATACGCCGCTCTATAAAATAAAACAATAGAAAGAAAACTAAACCATGAAAGACATATCAGAATTACATATCAGAAAGGAAATAAAAGTAGAAGGCAACGGAAAAGTTCACCTCACCATTGAAAGCTTTAATTCCTTGCACCGAAAAGAGTATACCCTTTCCCCCGCCATGTGGGCGGCTTCGGAAGTACTACAGGACAAGCTTGCCAAGCCGGGAAGCATGTACCTGAAAGATACGTTTTCTATCTATCGGATTGGTGCTTATGACGTTATGATAATTTCATCCGTGGATGAATCCCTGTATTTAACCCTTGAAAGATTATCGCTAGCGGAAAAGATAGCATGGTTCCCTTTCGGCATTGAAAACGTCCGACAGGCAGGAGATACCCGGCATTCTAATTCACAACATGTATCTTATCTGCGTATCATTCAATGAATATGGAACCTGTTAAAGCTGAATAACTACGCCGCCCTACAATATCCAACCAACAATAAAACAATAGAAAGAAATAAAACCAGGAATGAAGACGAAAAGAAAACGGCAATCAATATTTTAGCCGCCCATATCCGGGAAACACGCCCCTACCTTTTCCAGTTGTCCGCACGCCATGATGAAGAGCTAGGACTAATCGCCGCACTAGCAGAAGCAACCGGAAGCAAGCTTACCTTGCTTGTCAGGGACCGGGAATCCGGGGAAATGCGGGCAATCAGCATTGCGGACTATCGCCCCTGTGAAATGGTAGTTAGCCGTGCCTTTATTTCAGACCCACTATGCCTTGCACTGGAGGAAGCGGGCGCAAGGATTGTATATAACCGTTAAGTTCTCCCCCCTGAAAAGTTACACCGCCCTACAAAAAGTATTTGACAAGATAAGAAAATCCGATAAACTAAAATCAGCAAGCGGGAGCTTGTCTCCCGCATAACCTCAAACCATTAGAAAGAAATAACTTATGAAAGAAATCGTAAAATTAGACTATGACGAAATGGACGTATCAGACCCGGACAAGATGACAATCTTGCCCCATAACTGGAAGGAAGATACTGCCCTCATGCTTACCGTTACGGATAGGGGATGCAAGGGAATCGAAAAAGCAAGGAAGCTACTTGCCGCCCTGCCAAGGGGAAGTGAGATTAAAATCAGAACGGATGCTTGGTGCATTCTGGGAGAACTTAAAGGATATACGCCGGAACAAGGGTACATTGTGATAAGACAGTTTGAAACTGATTTTGTACTAGCCCTTTCTGATTCCCCGGAAACTATTTCTTGGCCGCTCTAATTTATCATACAACTGAAAACCTAAAAAGCATATATCATGAACACTCAAATCACATTGAAAGACAACGAAATCCCGGCATGGGCATTCTACGAAAACGGCAATGGCCTTCTGTCCCTTATCTTTTTCGCCAAGTCATCTTCGCATGCACGCCCCATTGCCGCCCTGCTTAACATATATCCCTGGGACGCCCTGCCCGCAATAGATGATTCTGACATAGCACGATAGTGGAAGGCGGTGAATGAAAAGGAGTTAGGAGATTGGTGTACCTATGACGTAACGGAAATTAACCAGTATCTGGAACAACGGTTCTGCCAGCCAGTAGCTAAAGCTTCGCATGCTCAAATATTCCCGCTTCCCATTGAATAACTACGCCGCTCTATAAAATCAAACCAACAACAAAACAATAGAAAGCAACCATATTATGAAGACCATACCACAACCCGCAACACAACCCGCAACTCTTAAAGTATCAGACTATGCCCTTATTCACGACATTCCAGAATGGGCAATCTATTCCCTTGAATACGGAGAAGGCAAGGAAGATATGAGAGATGAAGACCTTGAAAACATTGAAGAGTGGGAAAAAGATTATTTCCTAGTTTGCCCTGTGGACGACCAGCCGGAAGCACATTTCACCAGCACGCCCGCCTTTGGCTTGCCCTGTGACTGTGTAAAATACTATGTCCTGCCCCGCTACATGGGCGCCGTCCTGTCATGGATAAATCCGGGTTGCCGGATGACTAACTGCTACCTTGAACTCAAGCTTACAGACGGTAGCCGGGTAAAGGTGTACCTGAAAGGAAATCAAACCCTGCGCAGTACTATCCGCAACCTGATTGGCTTGGTAGAAATGGGGCATACTTTCACCGATATGAACGGCCACAATGTATCCCCCCCGTCCCCGTGATATCGTTAATTTCTGGGTTCGGACGATGCACGGCCAAACGCTGGCAACTGGAAGAATATAAACCACTTGCGGCTTGTTCCGGGGAATCAAAATTGTTCCACGTGGAACATTTAAACCCCGGAATCCCCGGAACCCGTCAAATAACTCTAACCAAATAGAAAGAAAAAGTAGAAAGACAAAGGAATAATTCCCGCCCCCGGAATGCGGGGGATATCGGGTGCAACGGGTTCCGGGGATTCCGGGGTTTAACAATAAACCAATCATAAATTACAGACCGTGAATAACTACGCCGCTCTATAAAAAGTATTTGACAAGATAAGAAAATCTGCTAAAGTACATTCATCAGCCACCGGAAGGGCGGCAACTATATCAACAAAACAATAGAAAGAATAATACTATGAAAGAAAATGAGATTGAAGTATGGAGAACTACGGAAGCGCAAGACGTTTCATCAAACGCCGTTAATAGCCGAGGTGAAAAGTGCCGCATTGTGCGCACCTATGACTACTACCCGGACGAGCATGAGATTCATGAACACGTCAGTATTCAGAATGCCGTTAGCATTAAACTTGTAGAGTTTAACGCATACAAGGTGCAGGACTTGATTGAAAATACAGAAAGGTTCCGTGCTCGTCTTTCCGATTGCACATCCACCGTTCCTACGTGCGAGCCGAAAGCCGAACCGTATGTGAGAAGCAACTCTATTAGATTGTTCCGGGAAAGAGCTGTGCAATATTATGGCACAAACTCTGATTCTTTTACTCTCTACACAGATAGAAACTTTTTGGACATTCCTATACCTCTCGTTGTTCTCTTCTCAAAATAAATAGGATACGCCTTTTGTCATACATATAAAAAAGTATTTGACAAGATAAGAAAATCTGCTAAACTGAAATCATCCAGCGGGGGGACAAGCCCCGCAACAATAAACCAAACAACAATAAACTAATAGAAAGAATAAAATAATGAATACTACATCCGCAAACCTCAACAGTGCCGCCGCCATTAATGCCCTTACTGAACGGGCAAATGCCGCTATCGATGCCGCCGTAGACAAGGTGCGTGACGACCTCATGAAGAATAATCAGAATGACTATGTCATCCCGGTGAAAAACATGGGGCATAACCTGAAACAGGTTGTCCGAGATAATGCCGCCTACGGTCTGGCCGCCCTTATTACTCACCGCATGCTGGCACTAGTGGCCGAACGCCTCCGCCAGTTTGAAGGCAAGGTCTATAACGTCCGAGTAGAACGGATGATGAATGACTGTCTGGCCGCCGCAATCGAACAAAGCGTTGATGCGGACATTAAAATCCGAGCCTATATAGATAGAAGTCACTACTCATGGTCGAAAGTGGTGTTTCATCATATCCTCCCCGGCATGTATGATGCCGTGAATATTTCCTTTAACTTTGACGTCAATGAGCTGACGCAGGGGCAGAAGCGGATTGTCACCGGGAGGGACATGGAGAAATTCATTGAAGGAATCTTCAATGATATGGTTCGCCTTGATACCAAGCTTCAAGAAATTGAGGATTCAAACTACCGCATTTGCAATTCCGACTACGTGTGCGCCTATTTTACACAAGCCGTTAAAGTGGAAGAGCAAGTGGAGAGCTTGAAGCAAGGCCTTAAAAACCTGACTGGTGCACAATACTATCGCTTCGACTATAACCACACAACCGTTTCCACCCTTCCCTCATACAGGGCATAGCCTAAACCCGCCCCAGCTACCCTATTTATTAGAACCCTCAAATAACTCTAACCAAATAACAAAACACCATGAGAACCTACATTGAAAAATTAGGCAAGGAATACATTGAAGGCAGAAAAGAAAGTGGCAAGTCTCCCTTGCGGACCGGATTATACGGAGAGCGTTTGCGCTCCATGTCATGGAAGCGCACCCGACTTTTCTCCTATCAAACGCACGTTGCCACCATCGACCGCCAAGGTAAAGTACTGTATATTACGACCAAAGAATATTCACAAACCACTACCCGGCAAATGCGGGATATTGAATGGCTCGCAAGATGCAACGGCTTTCATATCGTACCTACCGAACGCGTTGAAGATTATGCACATATCCTTGAAGGATAGTATCATACATATTAAAGTAAAAACCTGATAGAGTATTATCTTTTCCCTTAGAACCGACAAAGAACACTACAAAATTATGACTGCATTTGACATTGATATTAAGGGCAGGAAACGTGATGAACTTTCCCGCACGGAATGGCTTAAACTCACAAATCAAATCAATAAACTTCGACCTGCAATCTTTTCTTTTAAGGCTGGTGTAATATCCCATAGGATAGACAGGCCTTCCGAGTGGGATGGAGAAGGCACGGTGTATGTTAAGCCGTACATGCGGCCCTACGCAATCGAACTGGAACGCACACACAATGGTGCGTGCATTGTCCGGCTCCACAAGTTGAAGTGGAATGGCACGGTGTGGAAACTTGCGGAAACGGCGGCTCTGACTGTAGGGGATGCTATAGAACTGGCAAAGCACTTTATTGCGGTGGTTAATCAGAACTGGCAGGAAGTGGGGTTGCGTATTGCGCAGGAAGCGGGGGCGGTGGACTTCATGGTTGATGGTAGCCTCACCTATATGCGCTTCCGATTCCTCACACCTGATAAGGAATCCATGAATAAACTTAACTCCATAAAGGTTCGCAAGCTGGCAGAACGTTTCTTCCTCCCCTGCATGGTGAAGTTTACGAGCAACAAATGGCACGATGAATTGAATCTGGAAACCGTGAAGCTCGTACTCCGTTGAACCCTTAGAACTCTCACATAGCTCTATAGTATGACCTCCGAAAAAGAATCTAACGTCGTCATCCTCCGCAAGAACTGTCTCCACCACATCGGGCGAGCCGATAGGCTTCATGCCTTGTGGAGCATCGTGGAGCACCTCCATTCGGTAGTGGACATTGTTGCCCTCGTAAGTGCACTGGTTTGTTTAGGATACCTCCTTGCCACTGGTGAACTTCTCGTATCGTACCTTACATGGTGTGTCATCATCACGGGCTGGTTTGTCTTCCAGCTACTGGTAGAGTGGGGCATTGACATCATACGCCGACGCCTAAAGCGGCACCAGCTGGAGGCAAATCGCCTCGCCCGTTGCCTTGAAGACATGGGATTCACTCGACCTATCTTCTAATTAGAAACCTCAAAGCACGCTAGAAATTATTATGGAGAATTTTGACCTAATACTTAGCCAAGCAGAAACCACAACTGGAAGGAAGCCGTACCCCGATAAGCCGAAAGAGCAGGACCCTCTTGCAATCAGCTTCAAAATATCTAGTCGGAAAAAGCGGATGCTACTTTGTCTTCAACAAACAATATCATCAAAGACTGGAGAAAACATCTTCCCGGTACGAACCTATAGGTTGCCCTACTCTATGGTTGTCAAGGATATATACATTTATCTGTGCGGGTATGACCCGGATAACGTGACCTTCGTAATCGCTCGTGACGGCATCTTCCTTTACCTTGAATCCAGTGAGGACGGGTACCCAACTATTCGCTGGAAACTGGATATTTAGAAACCATAAATCGCTCTACAAAAACAAAACAGATATGAAACCTATCGCACTCGCTCAACAAATCATGCTCCTTCATTCTTGGACTAGCAATAATGAGGGAAGCACCGGGGAACTTTGGGATACTATTATCCTTCCCTCCAAGACTAAATCTGAACTCTATATTCCCCGGTATCCGGAGGCTGACAATCTCCAATCCGTGCGGACTAAGTTCCTGATTGAAGCCTTCGGAATCGGCAAGGTAATCATGACAGATACCCACTTCATCATCCGCACACTTTATGACCCGAAGGCATATGGGGACCACACGGTGCGCATCCTCCGGCTAAACGCGCCAGAGACGCGGCGAGGCAAGGATTGCATGTATGCCACGGAAATTTATTTCGTAGGACATCGCGCCGTTCGATATAGCGAAACCCTTTACGATGCTATGTTTAAGGCCCGCCCCTCGCTAGTCCTCGCCACCAAGATGGCCTTCCCCCTATCAATCGAAGGCACTCCGATTTTGACGATGGCTCCCGACGACATGCGGCTGAACATGGGGACCCTGACCAATGAGGAAATCCTCTCACTCCACAAAGGTTCCTTCCAATGCAATCTAAGAGTTTAACCCAACAATTTCTTGCACTCCTTCGGGTTTCCCGTTTAACTCGGAAGATAATGCAGGAACAAAAAGAACAATACGAACGAAATCCGAAAAGTTATAACCACTACTATCAAGAATATGTTAGAACCCAAAGACTATCAAAAATATATCGACGAGGACATCAACCCCGGTGACTACATTGTCAGAGAACTGGGTGGAGAGTATTACGTGGGGATGGTAGTCGAGCTTTCCCCGAACTTCTACAGATACAAAGTCTTAAATGCTTTCCCTCCGGGCGAGGGGGTTGTCCGTCATGAAGAAGCAATCAAATGTTACCCTACACCTCTTCGGAAGTTTAAGGAGGGGGACGAGGTAATTTGTAGAGAACATATAGGTAAATGGACTGTAATGGAGGACGAGAAGGATTCCGTTCTTGTAGGTATTAAGGATAAATGTACAGGTACTATCAAAGCAGTAACCCCTGCCTCCCTTCTTCTCATTAAACCAATAGACCTGCATTATCGGTTCAGAGTTATCGACGGAGCTATTTGGGACTTCAAGAAGAACAAGTCCTTACGCGTCGACCCTCCATGTGAGGGAACAACCGAAATGGAACGTCTCTGCAATCTTCTGAATGAAATAGATAAAGACGAAAAGAAAGAGCTTGACAAGTAATAAAACCCAGATACTATTATCCCCACATGAATACCACAGAACCAAACGAATTGAGCCTCGATAATATTCAGGAAGAGGTAGCCCGCATTCTCGCTGAACCAAAGTCTATCATGTTGAAGGAAAGACTGCAACGGGAGTGGGATGCAGTCCCTGCCTTCAACCTGCCCATCGACGCGCCCGCGGAGGCGGTTGCCGAGAAAGCTCTTGAACTGGGGGACTACGCCGCCAACATCTTTGATATTGAACCCCCGCCGCTGGCAGGAGTTCAGTTCATCATGGCAGAAGTCGCCGAGAACCTCGTCACTGTGAAGGAATACATTGCCTTTATGCAGGAGCTTGAGAACCCCGGCAAGGCGTGCAATGTCTTTACAGATTCCCACGTCATGATTAAGGCACTCGTCCTCTTCATGGCCATTCACCTCTTGGTAGCGTATGCCAGTCAGAACGACCCGGACCGCATTGATGAAGAGAAGGGAGGCATCTCCGCATTCCGTCTCTTCTCCGTGACGAGCAACGTAATTTCCATGAACCTGATGGAACAGTCTACTCTTACCTTCGTAGATAAGTCGGAGCTTGCCGAGAAGGAAGCCAACGCCCGTAAAATTATTCTGCCTCACGAAGCATAAAGCAATGGAAATGACTAGTGAACAGGAGAAATATCGTAAACTTGTACGGAAAATTATTCGGACAATCTGTAAGAACTTAGTGAAGAAAGCTAGCGAGTATAACACAGTCCCTTTGAGGATGGAGTATGTTACCTTATTGGAGTTTGTACTTATGCCGCCTTCAGATTGTCACAAGATAGTAGAGAAAGAACTTGACAATCTCATTAGCGAAGGTATTATACCCGTCAGAAAGGAAGACGACAATGGAGATAGGTAATCCTAAAAACATGAGCGTGATGGAGTTGGAAGAAGTGATTGCTATCTTCAATAGCTCCTACTACAAAGAGGGGAAAACCCTTCTCCCTGACACGGTTTACGATACGCTGGTTGAAGAACTGCGTTCCCGTTCCCCGGAATCCAAGGAACTCGATAGTCTTGGGGACGACGTACAACGGGGAGCCAAGACCTTCCGGCATCCCAATCCCGTCCTGTCTCTCGCCAAGATTCATGAGGGCAAGGACGGAATTGGTATGGACCAGCTTCGCGGCTGGATTGCCGGACGTGACGTCGTGGTTGAACCGAAGTACGATGGCCTCACCCTCGTTCTGTACATTGAAAAGGGGCGGCTCGTCAAGGCCGTTACCCGTGGCAACGGAACCGAGGGGGAAGTAATCCCTCTTGATAAGGTTCTCTACATGGCCCCGCCAAGTTATGGCAATTACACGGGAGCTATCCGTGGGGAAGTGGTTGTGGCTAAGAGCAACGAAGGGCAGGTGGAAAGCATGGGGTACTCCAACCTCCGCGCCTGTGCCGTTGGTCAACTCCGCAACAATAAGCTCAAGTGGTCTGACTGGCTCATTACCTTCATCCCGTTCGATGCAAGTCCCTTCCCGGAAGGTGTTGAATCCCGCATGGAACTGCATGGGTGGCTGATGGAAATGTTTGACCTCGTAACTCTCCCCAACGTCTGGCCGGAAGGCGAAGCCCTGACGGATGAATATATCCGTGGCATGGTTCAGTACCTGCGGGAAGACAATGCCTATCCCACTGATGGTATTGTGTTTAAGTTGAACCAGAAGAATGCTATTGCCGCGGCGGGAGAGGCTACTGCCCATCACCCGAAGGATGCTGTAGCCTTTAAGTTCAACCCGCAGGGAGTAGAGACTACCCTCCGAGATGTCATTTGGCAAGTAGGCAGAACCGGAGTTCTTACCCCGGTTGCTGTCTTCGATACGGTGAAGATTGGTGGAACCAATGTATCCCGTGCCACCCTCTCCAACGTGGCTAATGCGGCCTCCTTCCACATAGGGGATACCGTGGAGGTGATTAAGGCAGGGGAGATTATTCCGTACATCCGCAAGGTTCGCGGCTGTGGCAATACGGTTTCCGTTGTCCCTCTGACCTGTCCCTGTTGCGGCTCCACGTTATCCTCTAGTGACCTCAACATCTTCTGTACCAATCCGTTGTGCAGGGATAAGGTAGCGGCCAAGCTGGAATACGCATGTGGTAAGAACGCACTGGACATTGATGGCATGGGACTTGTATTCTCACGTATGATTGCAGACAAACTGCTCGCCGGGGAGAATGATGTAGAGCCTCCGACCGCAGAAACTGCTTACCTCCACCACCCGTTCCTGCTTCTCATGTCCGGCACGATGGACAATCTCATCAACGGAATCCCCGGAACCCAAGGGTACAGAGGATTCCTTGAAATCGTGGAGGAACGGAAGCACCATGCAACATTATCCCAATGGATTACTGCAATGGAGATTCCCCATGTCGGTTGCACCCGTGCGGAAAGTCTCTCCTATGCTTACCCCAATCTCTACGCTTTCCTCACTCTCTTCCCCGAAGATTTAAGGAACAAGCGTCATGCGGAGTTCGGCCCCCTGATGACCGAGGCAATTCTGAATTACATGGAGACCGTGCCAACGTGGAACGAGATGACGGCAATGGTTATGACAGGAGATATTCCCAATGCCGAGGGCAATGTTCCCAAGAGCACCGCGTTGCGGGGAGTGAACTTCGTCATCACGGGAACCCTGTCCCAGCCTCGCCATGTATATAACCTGCTCGTTCAGGACATGGGAGGCACGGTCAAGGAGAACGTGTCGAGGAAGACCAACTACCTAGTCGTCGGTAAGGAACCGGGGGAGCACAAGCAAAAGATTGCGAGGCTCCACAAGATTCCTTCAATTACAGAAGAAGAATTCATACAAATGATTAACCCTTCAATTACGAATGAAGAAAATTCCTAACGAATTTACACGCAACCCCTTCGTATGTCGGCTCATCTTTCGTGAAGCTGGCGTTGCCATCTATGAGCTAACCCATAAAGGAAGCGGGAAGGTAAACAATTATGAGGTTGTCATCATCCGTCAGCACAAAGCGGACAATGATTTCATCAAGGTTAAAGCCGGAGATGAATACCTCCCCAGCACCAGTGAGTGGGGCCAGTATGGATGGACATTCCCCACTCTTGAACTCGCAAACTACAAAGCCAAACATTTAATTCATGAACGTTCTATGGATAAATCAGGAAGTCACACTTCCGCTAACTAAATCAGTAATAGATAAACAGGTTGAGGCCGCAGAGATAATGGGCCGTGTCTGCTATAAAAGCGAACCGAAGGGCGACCCCATTGCGTTTCTCTCCCGTATCATTAACCGCGGACATGAAAGTGTCATCGAGCATATCAATATTCCCGCAGTCCTCCTGACGGACAGGGCAGTTACCCACCAGCTTGTCCGTCATCGTCACATGAGCGTGAGCATGGAGAGCCAGAGGTTCGTCAACTACTCCCGGAAGGGAACCATTTGCTTCACTCGTCCGCAGTTCTTTAGCGACGAGAAGGTTGACCCGAAGACCATTGAAGAGTTTAAGGATACCTGCCAGAACCTTGCGGAGAAGTACGTGGAACTTGTCCAAGGAGGACTGCCTCCCGAAGAAGCGCGGGGATTGCTTCCGAACTGTACGGCTACGGTGATTGGCGTGACTGCTAACCTCCGCGAGTGGAGGCACATCTTCCGTATGCGACTAGACGGTGCGGCCCAGCCGCAAATCCGTGCGCTCCTTCTGGCCCTCCGGCAAAAGATGGAATTGAAGTATGACCTCGCATGGGCATTCAAGGCCGTCCCAGTTGATGCTAACCGACTTCATTCCGTTCCCGAAATATGAGCCGTATCAGTCTCAAGAAGTATCGGGAACAGATGGAAGCCGATATGAAGGCCAATCGCCTAAAGCGTCGAAGAGGAAAGTTCAAGTGCAAGAAATATAAAGGAAAATTTTACTGGTATCGAGATAGCCCCGCGGAGCAAAGGAAGTTCTTGAGGGAGACAAAAGCTAACAAGCTTCGGTCTCGCATCATGCCTGAACATAAGCAACTTATCCATGCCTCTCTCCGGTCGAAGAAACAACTGACCGAGGAACAACTAACCTATGGTCGCATCCTTGCGTCCAATAAAATATCTACTGGTGCAGTTGGAGAAACTACCCCAGATGAAACCCCTAGCTGGATTAAGGAGGACAACTCCTTTTTCTTCCAGTTCAAATTTCATGGCTATTTCATCAAAGGTGAAGTCCCCGTGGCTCTTGTTGGAAGTTCCTCTGCGGCTCTGGAAATATGCAGGAAGGCGTACAAGTTCGCACGGAGAATTACAAGGAAGTGGACAGTCAAAGAAGGATGTTTAACTCTACCCTCTCCCCGCCTCTTCGTCATAGCCAAGATGTCTATTCGCAAATATATCAACAAACAAATTTACAAGCACCTCACCAAATAGTATGCACGCTCACGAAGCAATCAACGCAATCGTTTCAACCAAGGTAAACTCACAGGCTTTCCCTGACCTGCCGGAAGGAAAGGAATCCATGAACGATGCCGTCAACCACCCGAAGCATTACACCTCCCACCCCAGCGGAATCGAGACCATAGAAATTACTGGCAAGCTTCCCTTCGCGTTAGGGAATGCCGTCAAGTATTTGATGCGGTCACAGTACAAGAAGAACCGTATTGAAGACCTCAAGAAAGCACGATGGTATTTGGAGTACCACGCTAAGCACTGGTCCAAGGTGTTCGAAACGTTTGACCTTTACCTTATCCTTGAACAGTTCAGGCGTACAGTCATGAGCCATAGCTACCAACGTAGCCCCGAAGATTCCATTCTGGTACGGCTCTTCTATATCTGGGCGCATGATAAGTTGGTCGAGGTAAACCCCGCATCGGAATTGCAACGATGTATCGGTGAGATTACCCAGCTGATAGAATCTCTTGAAGCTCGACAGAACTAAAACAAAAACCCCGGAAGATTCCTTCCGGGGTTTTCGCTTAGAACCCAAACAACTTACAGTCCAAACAGAATGATGTCGTTGCGGATTCTTTATACCATGCAGTACCTATGATGTCAATACCTAGCTGACAGGAACTTCGTTTTTCTCAATGCTCGCCATCAGTTCGGCGAGCTTTTTCTTTTTGGTTTCGAGTTGTTGTTCGAGCCTCTCTATCTCTTTGACGTAATCGTGGCACGCATGCTTGGCCGCGTCCTGATAGGTGAGGAAGACAGTGTGGTTGAGATAGCCATTATCTATGGTTCTGAATCGGTGGTTGATGTATTCGATTCTGACACGAGAAACGAAACATTCGAAGGCGACATCAGATACTTCAACGGCTCTCACTGTGGGCATGCCACCGCAATGTACGTTAATGTACACCGTGCATCCCTTATAAAGGGGGAGCTTGTTAGCTTCTTCTGCTGTGAATATTGAGTTCATACGGAGGGAAGTATGTATCAACTTGAAATAATGTCAAGGACTATTTTAGCCAGCAGTCAGATTCAATATCGAAGTGAGCCTTTACTGATAGGTCGCAACCACATAAGGTACAATAGAGAGGGGCCGCCCCATTAGTCAGGTCAGCAAGCCCGGAAATTTTTTCCTTGAGGAATTTGCGGCCAGCTCCTTCGGCACCGCAGGTAGCGCACCCCTGCTTCTCTAAATCCGGGGGAGGCGTAGAGGTAGCATAAGGACAGGAGGCGCAGATAGCATAGCGGCGGCGAGCTTCTGCCTCATCTACAAACCTGTGACCCCGTCGATACCAGAGAACCATAGTACCGAAGAAGGCCAATATCTTCTTGGCACTCATGGGTTCATACTCCTTCCATTCAATTCCCTTATCACCGCAGGTGGTACAGTATTGGGGAGGGAGAGAAGCGCAAAGCTCTGATTCAAAGAGCGCAACTTGAAAGGGTTCTCCGTTATTCATGAAGAGACGTGCGACGGATTTGCGGAGTTGTTCCAGTGAACCCGCGGAAACCTTGGTTCCCTTGAGCCTGACACTCATGGATTCAGGGACAATAAACTTCCAGCCTCCCGGAGGGGTGGCCATAATATGATTGGGTACTATACGAAAAGAGGGCATGGGAGAATTATATCTCCCATGCCCCCGAAGGTCAAGGATATAAACAGAGGACTACTGCTTCATCCGATTATGAATTTCCTCCGCACTCAATGCCCCATCAATCTGAATGCTACCCTTCCTCATGAGGTTGATAATGAGTTTCTTCTGCTCTTCGATTAGGCGTTTGCCCTCGTCCGTGGTATTAGACTTCTGCAATTCGCGGTTGAGCTTCGCGATAGCCTCACGTCCTGCTTGCGGGCTAATGATGTAGGGCATGATACCTTTCATGGCCGCGCCGTAGGTCTTGGCACTCATACCGGAACTCTCAATCGCGGAAGCCAGAACTTCCTTCCGCAGAGCGGGGTCAAGCATGTTTGTAATTTCCGTAACAAACCGGACACTATTGACTAGCTTGGTGAAATTCTTCACGGCATCCGCGGTCTCCAAGGCTTCCATAGATTCCACATCCACCCCGGATTCCATTCTCTTGTAGAAGTCCGGACGAAGGACGCTCATTCGCTTCGACTTAGTGACCGCCGCGTTGGCATTCTTTAACCCGGCGGCAAGGGCTTCGGTCAAATCCTTCGGACGACGGAGACCAGTACCCAAGGTCTGTAACCCGAATGCCGCGGCACTCATGTCAGGCGTATCACTAAACGCTTGTTTACCCGACTTGACTGCCCAGCCGTAGAAGGGAATCTTTTTATTGGCAACCGTCGCGGCTCGTTCAAGGAATTGCCACGTGTGTCCACTGCCGAACGAGGGGTTCAGTCCTGCGGCCAACAGGATTGCATTGCCGACTGCTGGGAGAACGTTGATGTTTTCATCCCCGGAGAGACTGTGCTTGTAATTGAATCCTTCCTCATTAGACAATTCAGTAAGTGCGTTCAGGAGAAGGGATTCTTCAAGCACCGTATTTTCCAGCAGGCTGATTAGTTCGACTGTCTTGTTCGTACCCCACTTGTCCACGTCCATATCCATGAAGAGGCTGGGCAGGGTTTTGGCTAACACCTTAATGTTCTTGAACGGGTTCATGTATTCAAGGTTCAAATACTCGAACTCATGTCGCTTCATATCTATGATGCCAATCAAGTCCCCGAACTTATCGTAGTCTGGAATTAGACCACTGTCTGCCAGCTTCCTCATGACTTCCGCGTCGTCAATGATTATACGGTCATCGTCATCCTCAAAGATACTGGCAATAATCCCACGGGCAAGCATGGAAGAGAACGCAGAGGTTGCAGAAATAGTTACTAAGGAACCCGCGGTACGAAGGATAGCGCGTCCCAAGAGGTAAGCCCCCTCCTTCTTCATGCCATTATTGATAGCCCACACCCCATCTACCCCTTCACCTATGGCGTGGCCAAGGTTGTAGGCTACAGACTGGAAGGTATGGTACTGGAACATGAAGAACGGAGCCGCAAATACATTCAGGGTTTTCACCCACGAAGGAGTACGCGAACCCGTGGGGAGCAAGCTCTTCACCATGTTGGCAGTATACCTGTCCACATACGCATCCCAACTCTGGGTAGTCTGGCTCGCGTCAATGAGTATCTGGTCCCGCGCATTGGGGTTGGCCTTGCCCTTTGCCCGCGCCAGCTGTACCTTTAATTGGATATCGGCAATCGGTCTCTGGTTAGTAAAGAGAGCAATCTTGGCGGCCGCGTCCGGCAAGCCATAGGCGAAGGACATCGTTTTGACGGGCCATGCTACGACTTTACCTGCGGTCTTGGCGGCATCCTTAGCCACCTCGCCCTTTGTCCGTTCCTGTTTCTCGTTCAGAGCTTCGGCCAGTTTGAAGAAGGAATCCTCATTCACTTCTTCGAATTCTCCTGCCATCTTACTGAACTCGTCAGACTTCCAGACGTTGCGCAGGAACTCCCCTTGACCTGCGTCCAGCAGACCAATCTCTTGCCAGTAGCGAAGCTTCTCGTTGTACCTGTCTTCCGCGGCCAGCAGTCTATCTGCGGAAGCCTGTGAAGCAAGGTCCTTGCCCTGTGATAGCCACCATAGCTTACTCAACTGGAGCCAGTCCCCAGTAAGCTTTGCGATTTCTATACCTCCCATAATTGGCAATGCACCCGCATTGGTCATTTGGGCTACTGTACCATATAAGTTACGTAAAGTGGAATTAGGGCTTGCTATTAAGACAGAAAGGTTAGCCATTCCAGTTAGCTTACCCATCAGTCCCTGCCCCCTGCCGGACTTCTGCCAGTACTTGCGGACCTTGGCATAGTCGTCCGTCCTGCTATTCAGGATGTCGTCGCTCGGTCTGTAGATGCGGTAGATGGCATCGGCTACATCCTTGTCGGCGTACATTCCGTTCAACGCATTCTTCGTATTCTTCAAGGAGATTTCCACCATGTCCGAGGTACGGTTCGTGGAATCCGGAGGTACGACCACACCCTGTGCCTTGAGCACGGAGGTATACTCGTCAGCAAGCAACTGGTTCACGGCAATCTTCGACTGCATGGATAGGGTATTCTGTAACGTCCCAATGGCATCCCCAATGGTGAGGTCGCTAAGTTCATACATAGCTTTCCTCTGCCATTCGGGCAAGCGTTTCCGCAGGGCCAGCGCATCTTCATTCGTCCTCTTCTTGGACAGTACTTCGTCAATGGCCTTCATGGCATCGTTCACTGCGAGGCGTGAGAGTTCCGGATATTGCAACACTTTCAAGTCGGTAGCGGAGATGACGTTGCCCATGCCGTTCATCCTCATGAGAACGCCAGCCTGACCGCGAAGAAGATTGAGCGTCTTGTCCAGTCGTTCTGCGGCATTCATATCAGGCGTGTTCCATATCTGGTCAATGGCCGAAGTCGGGATAGTGGGGATGGCCTTGTTCACTTCGGAAGCCACGGATGCCGGGGAACCAAGACTGCCGATTTTGTCCGCAATCGTTTTTCCCGGAAGGCTGGAGAAGACTTCGGCGAGGAAACTATCTCTGGCTTTCATGTCCAGAGTTTCCTTCGTCTCTGTCATCTTTGACTTCGTGTGATAGTCTGCCTGTGCTATCATGCTCATGGCCTTATTATATATGGCACTGATGTTGTGGCCGTCCCTCAAATCTGCAAGCATTTGAACCGCGCCGAAGTTGTTCTGAATGAAGTCAAGAATTTCTCTGGTCCTGTAGTTCTTGGCTACACCTTCGAACAGGAGTTTATAATTCGAAGAGGCTCCCGTGGGAGCTGACACCAGCGGAAGTTTCAACTCGTCGTGGAGCGCGGCCAATGCCTGCATGTTGTCCAGCACTAGGCTTACGTTTTCGGACAGTTCTCTCTGGTGCGCTTCGGCATGAGAGATTGCGGCTTCCTGCAACAGTTTCGTCAGACCGTCGTATTTCTGCGCCAGTTCTCCGTTGGGGTTTGCGATGATGTCTTTCATCGTCCGGGTGAAGTCTCCGGCATGACGTCCTACGGCCATGTAGGTGCGATGAAGATAATTCATCTCCGCGGCGTTGTCAGCCATGCGGTTATCTCCAATGAGCTTGGCAATAGAGATTTGTGTTGCGGCAATTTCTTTACGGGAATCGGCGATGACATTGTGGACCAGTTGACCTACAACCCCCTGTGACAGAAGCCACTGTTCAGCGGCATCCCGCTTAGCCATATACTCCGCTTGTTTTTGACGGCGTGCATTGAGGATAGCGTTGTCCCGTTTCAGCCACACGGAACCAGCAGGGGTAGCTACGCCAGCGCGAGTTACACCCGCCTTCTTTGTTGCGGCGTAGAAATCATCCTTGGCTTCCCGGATGATTTGTTTAGCTTCGGCCCGTGCCTTAGCGATGTCCTGAATCATAGGGACGATGGCGGGATGGTTTGTACTCTCCGCATAGAGATAGTCATTGCGAAGGTTGGACCACCTGTCCAGAAGTTCATCCATAGAGAAGGGACTATCCGCTTCGTTAATCATATCCGCGAGATAGTTTTGCGTGTCGCGGGCAAGACCGAAGTAGGTGGTTTCCAGATTGGCATCCCCCGTCGCGGAGATACGAGAGCCAAGGTCGGAGAGCGATTTGTGAATCTGCTGGGAAAGCATGGGGAGAGCTACCTGCTTGTCCAGCATGGCACCATATCCCTTGACGCTCATGTCTTTAATCCGGCGCATCATGTCGTTGATTTCCAATCTCCCTTCACTATTAAGCGCAAGGGAGTTAGCCAGACGCACCGCTTCCGCGTGCCTATTGACGGCATCGGTGACGGTCTTCTTAGCCAACGCGATACGGAAGTCGCGGGTCTGTTCATGCTGACGAACTTCTGCTTGAGCCTCTGCGTTAATGCGTGCAACAGTTTCAGGGTCAATATCGTTGTCCATATTCCCCGACATGTCAAGAATGGACTTGCTCCATTTCTTTCGCGTAGCGGCATCCCAGCCCAGCTTATCCGCACGGCGTTGAAGCATATCGCCAATTTTGTCAATGCGTTTAATACTACGTTCGTATGCCGCATTCACGTTGGCCATTTGTTCCAGCACAACCAGCTTCTGTTCCTCGGACTTAACATTGATGCCAGCCTTGTCCCAGTTCTTGGTTGCACCCAGCCATCCGTTCTTAATACTGGTTACCCAGTTCCCGGCATTCGTGCCAATGATTTCTGCGGCCAGACCGAAGGACAGTCTTCGGGTCATGTCAGTCTCATAGGCCATCGGGTTAAAATAATCTACCCCGTTGCCCATAGTATAATCCGTATCGTCTACCTTCCATGACGGAGTGCGAGGCATGTCGAACCACTTGCCGGGGGTCATGTCCGCGATGCGGGCCACATAGGAATCCCATTCAGCCACGTGTTCTGCGGCGGTGGTTCCGTCCATAGCGTCCGCAGTTTGTTGCACGTCCCTAATCAAATCCTTAATCCATTCGATGAGGCGCACATGAATGGGCCTCCTGCCTCCAGCCGCTTCGGCATAGCGAGCCAAATCCGTGATGGTTATATTGTCTCCGCTAGCTTCCGCTATCATGAAGTTCATGACAGGATTGGAGAACGCGACACTGGCAAATTCGTCCGGGCCGCGGAGACCATAGTTGAGGTCAGAAGCGAGCGCGGCGATGGCGTTCATCTCATTGATGTCCACGCTAGCATCATACATAGCGGAGAGACTATCAACAATATTGTTGTAGTTCTCTGCAATCGCGCTTCTAATCTTATCCATCCGCTGGGAATAGTCCGCGTTGGTGGCACGAAGATGACGGTCAATGAGGTGGATGACTTCGTGTAGTACCGTTCCCGTTACGCTTTCAATCGCATTGTCCCGGTCCACGTACAGGTCAATGACACCGCCGACAAGCTTCCCGTCCGTGCCGTTCATGTAGGTGATACTGGCGGGGGAAGAGATGTTCGCCGGGGCATTGGTGGCTCGGATAGCAACAACCAAACCAGCGGCATGCAGTGCGCGGAGCACTCCATCAATGGCCGCGGCCTGTGCGGGGGAGGCATTAGCTTGAAGGTCCGAAAGGATGCCATAGGCATTTGCGCCAGTCCCATCCGTCGGGAGATTGAGAGCGGAGACCTTGTCTCCCCACTTGGTGCTGGGGGTACCTCCCTCACCTGTGTTGTACATGCTTGCGTGCGGAGCGATGACAATGGTTTCTCCCGTGTTGCTGGTAATCATGGGGGCGTTAATCCCGGTCATCTCGTTCAAGGAGACGAGCTTCGCGCCGCGCTCCAATGGCGTACCATAGGAGAGCCACGCACCAGTATTACTATCGAACGAGGCGATTGCCGCATCCATGTTATCCACGGTTTCCACGGAACTGGGGGTAACTACTCCCGTCTCTACCATAGCAGTGATGGGGGCAATAGCATTGTCCCTCTCCTTCCGGGCAATAGCTACCGGGGATTCCTTGGGTTCCGTCGCTTGCGGGGATTCCGTGGTAGCCGGGGATTCCGTGGTAGCCGCGGCTTCCGTCAATCCGTTAATAACGTTAATGGCGGCATCAAGGCCCTCGTCCCCTGTAGTAATGATGGACAGGTCGTCGTCTACTTCGATAACCTGAACCCGGTCTCCCATAGCATCAAGGGCTTCGGACAACATGGTTCGCATGGTGTCGAGGTTTTCCTTATTTGGGAATGACAGGGTATTGGGCAAGTCGTTAATGGCTTCTGCCATGAAGGAGCTTGCCGCGGCACTGCCCTCATAGGTATGTATTTCGGAGGCCCGTTCAACTAGGTTGCGGAACTGGGTGAAGTTGCTGATACCCATACGGACTGCGCCATCCACCCATGCCTTGCGGGTTTCGTCGGAGACAACTAGACTTTCATGGGCAATGGATTTGTCCACCCATTCGCGGGCAACTTCCGCGGCATCCCCCTTCTCCCCGGCAATCTCGATAACCTTCTTTCCGGTTTCTACCAAGCTTTCCGGCACATTGTTTTTGGTAATGGCTTTGCCCGTTTCCTCGATGATGTTGCTCGCATCTTTCGTAATATCCGGTAGCATGGAAGTAGCATCCTTTACATCGAGAGTTGGAGCGGCTTCGGTTTGGAAACGTATGTTCCCTTCACCAGCTAAGTGGCTACCAACGTAGCCGCCGATACCTCCGAGGAAAGCAATCTTTATGGCACCGCTAATCACTTGGTCGGTAGTGGCAATAGAAGATTCAGAGATTTCTCCGTTCTTCACCAGTTCGGTAAATGCCCATTCTTGGAATTCGTCTGCCAGTTCTTCGGTGGCTCCTTCCACTACGGCCTTGCTCGTGCTGTACAGATAGGAAGCAACGGCAAACGTCTTTTCCTTCGTGTTCATCTCCTTAAATGGCTTGCTTCTCCATCCGGCCATCTTCCGTTCAAGAGTTTGGAATGGAGATTGACCGCGAAGGTTTTTAGCCCCAACAATCTTACGCATGAAGGAATCCATACCTGCGCGGTTGTTGATGAGAGTACTACCAGTAGATACGAGAGCCGCACCAAAGAGGGCACGCATGTTGGCAATGCTCTGTGCCCTGTTCGTGTTCTCGGCAGTCGGTTCCTTCCCTTCCATCTCCCTATCATAAATGGTATAGAAGATGTCGGAGTAAGCATTCGGTGCAACCTGCGAGATGATGCTAAGATTTACCCCGGCTCCAGCTCCTGCCCGTTCGAGGTTCAACGCCGCAAGGTTGTCGAGGTTGCGCTGAATAGTTCCACTCAAACGTCCCGCCAATCCCGGACGGGCGGCAGGGACAAGAGCTTCTGCCCGCTTCGCTACAACGTTAGCCGTTGCCTTCGCGAACCGCGATAGCGCGGTACGTTCCAGTGCACGCCCAGCGAGGCCGCCAACTTTACCAGCCCCCGCGGTTGCTACCATTTGGTAGCCGAGGTTAGCGATTTCCGCAGTATAATCCGCAAGGATATTGCCTCGAACAAGTTCAGCTTCCGCTTCCTGTTTTTTGTTCAGCTGGTCCCAGAGGGTGCGGGTATGTTCCATCGCCGCACGACTGCCAACTGCATTCTGTGCAAAGAGAAGAGCACCATAGGCGGCACCTGTCCCAAGGTCGATTGCCTTGTGTGTACCTATCTGCAACCCACGGAGAACAGAGTTGATGGTGTCTTGCCCTTTCTCCTGCCATGCGGAGAGGATGTCCTCGTCACTCTTGCCCACTTCCTTCTGTTCGTTGTAAAAATTCTTGAAGGAAAGGTGCTTGTCCAGATGCTTCATGGCTTCAGTCAAGATAGGGTTGAACTGCAAGCCGGAGCCAAGCCACGTATCGCGAAGCGTCCCCAGCGTCTCGTCCAATGCAATGTTGTCCTTCACAAGTTCCTGTGCGGATTTCTTGCGGAGGTTCTGGAACTTCTCAATGGTGCGATTGATGAGACCTTCGTCCGCGCCACTAGCACGGAGAGCCTCTATGCTCTGGTCCATCAGCTTATCATTGTAGAGAGCATTGGGGTTCAGTTCGAGTGTGGCGTTCGTATCAACTTCCTTGGTGTGCGGGTTGTACGCAAAGAGACTGCCACGACCTACGCCCAAGTCACCCATACGTGCGGCATGGGAGAGGGAGTTAAGGGCATCGCGAGTACTTTCAATATGGTACTGGGCCATGTATTCCTTCAACTGTTCGGGACCTACTTCAAAGGCAGGGCCTCCCACTACACCATACTCCCAAGAGCCGTGCCTCGTTCCCTTCCTCCATTCCATCGTACTCATTGGGTCAGTGGTCTTGCCCACACTATTCCCCGGTTGGAAGGTAAGTACGTCCGCAACTTGTCCTGCCGCGCTTCGGTAGTTAGCCAGTGCGCCTTTGACTGCATCCATGAGGGTGCCTCTCGGTGTAGCTTTGGTGGTATAGTCCTGAATCAGTTTCGTCGTCCCGGCCTGTAGTAATATATTCTTCGGAACCCCCGGAAACCTTGTAGCCAATTCTTCCATCATGGCATCAGCCATTGCTTTCTGGTAGTCGGAGGTTACCACGGCATGACGCTCGGTGGCTAAGGTATTTGCTCGTTCGCGCACTGCATCCATGTCCACGCCGGGGGCAAGGGCCAATGCCGCAGAAGCTACTGCTTCGGGGTTAAGGAGAGCATCCCTTAGTCCCACGGCATCCAATCCGGTGTAGCTCTCTTCCATCCGCGAGACAATGTTGTCCACGGCTTTAACCTGCGCTACTGCCATTTCCCCTGCACGTTTAGCGGCGGGAGAAAGGGAATCGGATTCCTTGGCTTCCGGGGATTTAATATCTTCCGTACTCCGGGACAGGTAATCCCCGTAGTCGCGGACAAGTCGGAACATTTTGCTGGGAGACTTGGAAAGGTTGGCGAGTTCAGCAAAAACATTCCCAGTAAATGAAGGTGCTGAATCAGAGAATTCGCCAACGCCAAGCTCCCCCACGCTCGTTTGGCTGGGGGTTTTCTTCTGCACGCCCTCCGTCGAAGAAGAGCGGTGTTTGTCGTAAAGAGCCTTAGCGGCACGATAGTTGCCAATGTCTTCGCGCCTAATCGTATTGATGACGCTTTCTATTTCTTCTGCGGTGTAAGCAATAGGTGCGGTCTCGATGGCTTGTGCCGTAGGTTTACCAGACACAACATCTAGATTCTTGTTGAGGTAATCCTTCCGGGCCTTCTCCATTGTGGTGGCAATGGATTTGGCCACCGCCTTTGCGTTACGGTTTCTGTCCGCGGCAATGGCGAGGAACTTTTCCGTTACGACGGGGTTCCCGTCCTCTCCACTTCCGAAGCCAGAGCGGGATAAGAATGCAGAATGTTGGGGAGGAAGTTCGGAGGAAAGGACTGCGACGATGCCCGTATTATTCGTAATCTTTTTAATAGCATCCTTATCGCCACGAGCGGCGGCCGTCAAATCAACCAGTGCATCCTCTCCGCGCTCTACATAGTCTTTCATGTAGTCGATTCCCTCAAAGCTGTACCCACGGTTTCCTTTGTTCAAGATGTCGAGGGCTTTATTTTCCTCGGCGGTTTTCCATTCTTGTTCCGTATGGGCGCGGGATTTATCTTGCCATTCTACATTCTTCGCGTGTTCCGCATCCTTTTTCTGTTTCTCCGCAAAGGCATCCACGGACTTAACGATAAAGGTGTCAAACTCTGCGGTGGCTTCTGCGGCTTTCTCCGCACGGGTCTGTCTCTTTTCCGCTAGCCTTTGCTCGCGGTCCAGTGCTTTCTGTTTTCTGTCTTCTTGTTTCTGCGCTTGCGTCTCTTGCCACGCGGCGTGCCTTTCTACGGCTCGCTGTTCACGTGCAATACTGCTTCCCGACTTCGGAGTGAAGTCGGACATATTGGCGGTACTAAAGTCAATGGCCATATTTGTTGAGTATTAGTATAATAAGTTTGCCCCACTCATGTGGGTCTTCGCTATCCTATCATGAGTGGGGCAAGGGTCAAGTGAAATATTAATTATGACAAATTATTTTCGGAAGTCCAAGTGAGTGAACTCCGGTCCCTTCATCAGTTCAGTGTAGAGGGCGAGCCTCGCTTGCGGGTCTTTCTTCTGTAGGGCTTTATACTGCGCGTATTGCCGAGCGAAGCGGGGGTCCCGGATGTTGAGCCGATTCCTGAACATGTTGCGCAGTTCTTGTATTTTAGCCCGTTCCAGTTTTTCGAGGGTCTTAATCTCCTTACCAAACTTTTTCGGCTGGGCGTACATGGTTCGGACGCGGAGGTATGTTTGCGCCTGTGCTCTCGCTTCGGGGCTGGCGGTTTCATCCCTCAAGGTTCGTAGCATATTCTCGGCCGTGCCAGTACCCGCAGTCGTCGGGACGCTCGTAGGTATGGAGGAATTGCCGGAGGGGAGAGCAGAGGCGGGGAACCTAGAGCCAGAGGGGGCGGCAGTAGTTCCCGCGGTAGCTCCCGCGGCGGGCGCGTTCTTGGTCTGGCTCTCTACAAACTTGCTATACATCGCGTTCCTATCCGCTTCCGGCATGTTCATGAATATCTGGAACTTCTCCGGGCCAAGCTTCTTCTCCGCATACGCATGGAACCCAGCCATAGAGGTGTCGGGGCTAGCGGTTGGAGCGGAACCCTTGGAACCCGTGGAAGCCGTCGCTTGTGTCGGCATAGTCGGAGATATGACAGGCATCTGCCCACGGCTTATGTTCTGGTCCACGCCACGAAGCATAAGCCTGTCCTCCGCAGAGAGTTTCCCCGCCGCGGCTTGTTGCATGCCCGCCGCATAGGTCGCCCGTTGCTGGGCGGCGTAGGCCGCGCTGTTGGGGTCGACCGCTCCCGGCACTGCTGGTTCAGTAATCCCCCGCCCATAGGGACTAGGAGACTGGGCCGCCGTGGGAGCCGCGGATGCGGGGGGATTCTTGATGCCGTGGTTACTATTGGCCGCGGCGATGGTGTTCATCTCCTTCGCGTCGACGGGTTTGTTCGGGTCGTTGTTATTCATTGGACGGAGGGGGATGTCGGGGTTCGTCTTCGGAAGCACCTCGTCCATCGTCTTCTGCTTAATGGACTTGGCGGCGGGGATGCCCCCGCTCGCGCTCGTCTCGCTCGATATGTCTGTACGTTTGGTAGCCATGATTACATGAGGTTAAGTCCGGGGCATTGCATGATGCCGCCATTCTGAATAATGTTCGGAGCCTGATACGTTCCCTGACGATATTTGCGCAGGTGGTCATTCAGGTATTTGACGGCAAGGCCGTAGCTGTCCGTCCCCATTTGGGTGTTGCCCTGTTCATTATAGACCACGGCCAGCATCATCGCCTTCAATGCGGGAAGACATCCGGGGTAGATACGAACCTCCTTGTCCTCCCATGCCGCGTCATCATAAATGTTAAGAGACAGGCCGCGCAATGCGCACCGTGCCGAAACCGTCATGACGTTGCTCGCGGGGTTGTCGTTGATGCCGTTACTGCCAGACAATACCGAGTAGGTGCGGAGGTTCTGTTCATTCAGCCCCATGTCCAGCATGATAGCATGATAGCCGCTATCGTGCTTCGGATATTCGGAACGGAACCAAGTGTTGCTTTCGGACATGGCCCGGTCGATGATGTTGTATTTCTTACCGCTGGGCGACCATGCCTCGACAATACTATCATACTCTTCGGGCAGGGAGATAGAACCCCCGCGAGGGATTCCTTCAAAGTCCAAGGTATCCACGGAATCCGGGGATACCGTGGCCTCATTGAGCAGGAGGTTCTGCGCTTCCTTCAATATGCGACGGAAGTCAACATTGGACTTGGATGGCGGCTGGTTTGTGATGAGCATACAAAGCTCGTCGCAAACATTGCGATAGGTCAAATAGGATTTAGTAATAAATGCCATGAGCTTTAATTGGGAGGATAGATTGTTACTTTCTTGCACAACATGCCGCCGTTCCATGGGGATGCGTAATAGGAGGTCACGGGTTTCCAGTCAGTCTCGGAGGTTCCGGCGAACGTGGTATTGAACGCACCGGGAAGCCACTTGGCATCCTGATTGCCGATTGTTACGGAGACATTCATGGGCGCATGGAGACATGCGGGCATACGGTAATCGCAAAGCGGCGTGGAGAAGTACCCGCTGTTCGTCGTGAACTGCGGTGAAGTACCTAGGCCCCAGCCCTTAGGCCATGTACCGTCAGGGGAGAATGCCTCTTCAACCACGGCAGTGCAGGGACCGGAATAGCTGTCCCTCTTCATCGTGGTCTGCGGGAAGTACTGTCCAGCATTCTTGCCAGAAAGGTCGGGCCTCGTATTCCACGGAACCCAACGAACTGTACCGAGCACGGCGGGAAAACTGTAGTTCATCGTCGTAGTATATTTTTTGTAGTACCCGATTCCCGGAATCTGCATGTAACTATCTACGGCGTAGCAGGGGTTCACCCATTGGCGCAGGACGACGCGCTGAATTTTGTCGCTCATCGTGACCTTGAACGTATTGCCTCGGAGACTGCATATAGTGACACCGAACTGGAAGTAGGGGAACTTCGTTCCGTCGTAGGTCAGGGTAATCTTCTCGGCAACTGCGGCGTTAAGGACATAGTTCCCGGCACGGTATTTAGTCTTCGCGCCGTTCGATGTATTGACCGTAGGTTCCGGCAGGTCGGGTTGTCCTGTATTGCTAGTCGTGACTACCTCAATATTAAAGACCTCTGTCCCGTTGATGTGGATGGGGATGGCTCCATTGATGGCATTGCCATTGGGGTTAATGACAATGGCGGTCATGTTCAGCTGGCCGTTCTCCACATCCAGATATACGTTGCCAATACCAGAGGGCAATGTGCCCGCGGAGAATTTCATCTCTGGGTTATATCCATTGGCTCGCTGGTAGATGGCAGTACCATCCATGACACCCAGTGGGAACGCCCACGGCGCGCCCGTTACGCCCTCCGCATAGAGGGTATCACGGATAATCGCTTCCATCCCAATCTTGTACTGGCCGTTCTGTGTCAGCCACGGACCGTCAGGGTTGGGGGCGTTGTAATAATATCCTGCTTCAATCGTGCCGGGGGATTGGACTTCGGGATAGCTGTTCTGGATATATATGTTCCACCAGCGCATACCCTTAAACCGGATGCCCACGTTCATACCTCGGTCAGCATGCTGGTTGTCCGTACTAAACGAGCCGAGCAATGCAAAAGTATTCGCGAACTGGGGGTAACTGGGGTCGTTCCATCCATTGATGAGGGACATGGTATGGAGCATACCCGTGGCCGGGACCGAATCCTCAACCGCAGTAAAGTCAGAAAGGTTATATCCGATTTTGGTCCACGGCGTGTCGGGGATGGTAATGGCTTCCTCGGTTTCCGGGGTTTCCAGCTTCCGGCCATAGTAGGTATTGCCCACGGCATCCGTGTATTTGGTGAATCCTTCCTTCTGCCAATCGGTATCGAAGTCAGTGCTCGGATTATGTACAATCTTCCGCAGTACAGGATAGACCTGATTGGTTATCCTGTCAAACGAGGATTCCCAGAATTCATCAATCTGGTCGTAGGTGGTGCAACTCTTTCGCGTTTCCTTGTGGCTATATCCTTCATGGACCACCACAGAGGAATCTACACGCCATTGGCTACAGTTCTCGCCGGGGTCAGGAGGGTCAATCGCCGGGACATCGCCGTTCGCTGTCCAGTCAACGGACTGGCTAGTCGTCACGGTTGTATTGATGCACCGGACAAAACGGGAATCAGGGTTACAACAATTACCGGAGAGGCTGTTCTGTTCCTCTTTCTCCGCAATGTTACTGTTCCGTTTGTACATAGATACAAGGGTGTACATCTGCGTACTCGGATAACTGCCCTTGTCCCAGCCAGCACTAACGGGCTTATTGTCCAGTTCAAGGAGGGGCATGTGAGGAATGCGAGCCTGTCCCGGTTCCTTCCCTCCGCCATCGACGGGCCAAAGCGGCGCGGCCCAGACCTCTCTCGATAACTTAATTGCAGTCTGCGCCACCCATTCAGATTCGGGCAGGGACGTTCCCGGACCACCTTCAACCCACACCGTATCTCCCTTCTGCCAAATGTTATAAGGGACGAACTCTTTAACCACCGGGCCGGGCAGGGTTTTATACACACGGATGACCCTACGAAAGTACTTGCGCAGGTGTTCCTCTTCGAACTGGGCTACTTCTTCATATACCAGCTGGGCATCGTATGCCGTGTAGAAATGCTGGTCATAGAAGTCAGGGTCAAGCTTTTCGTTGCTGGGGTCAAACGAGCCAAGAGGGAGCGGGGCATACGCGGAATCCGTGGGTTCCACCCATTCCCGTGTAATCTCGTAGAAGTCCTTCAACTCTTCCGTGTCTGCATCCGGACCCATGAACTTACCCGTAGCGGCAGTATCTTTCAACGTATAGCCGTCACGGATTTTCTTCATGTCCTGAATGTTATATCGGAACTGCTGTTCCGGCGGGACCATGTAGTAGAAACGATAAACGTGCTGTCTCGCCGCCTCATTGACGGGTTCGACATGCACGAGAACTGCATCCCGCATGAACGGGAGGAAGGTCGTACCTGCGGTGGGTACGAACGGAGTTCCCAATTCAATGGTAATCTCGCTGGGATTCTTGGCAATCCTCTCAACGAAGAACATCACGTTCTTTACCACAGGAGTGGGAAAGTTAATTATCGGCTCACCCATTGGCCTGTCAGGACTGAACCCATTGCGCCACGAGGAATCCGTGGTTCCAATGGGTATCGTCGGAGGCTGTGGGTTGGAGGCCGGAGTGTTAGGAATTAAGGCCATGTATATTGGTTTGATAGAACGGCATGATTGCACCGGGAAGCGGGGGTGTCCACAACATGTGCACATGTCCGTTCAACGTTAATTGCATTGGTTCTCCCCGCTGAAAACTTACTGTCTCGCCCCGATAATAGGTGCGGTTTGTTCTCCTGTCAATAACATATCCTCGTATGACAAGTAATTTATGGCTTCTCTCCGCGTCAATAATTCTTGGCAGTTGAACTTCTTCACGAGTTTTAACCTGTGTAACCGAAGAGGTAAGGGTCTCGCCGTCATAACGAATTCCTACTTTCCCTCGTAAAAAATAGGCCCATTGGTTTCTGGGCAGTTTTAGCTCACCCTCGCGACCAAGAGGAAGGGAGGCATAGAATTGATTCCGTGCATGAATCTTTTCGCCACACGCGCGAATTCGTTTTTGCAACTGACTAAGATGCCGAGACAACTCGTTTTCGAGTTGTTCCTGCTCGGGGCTTTTTCGGAACAGATTGAATATTTTCATTTCTGTCGGAGGGGGGGTGTATCTTGTTGCGAGATAGCGCAGAAGGCGCGGTCGATTATCTCTTCATGGTCGCTTCGTAGATTGTCTATTTTTCCATGTAATTGGTCTAGAGAATCATCCAACTCGGATATAACTCTTAGAGCTTCTTGCAATAATATGAGAAAGGACTTCTCCTTGTCAAGACTAAACTCTATCTTTTTTGAGAGGTACTTATATGCCAGCTTTACTGCCACGTAAATAACTCCCACAAATACGAGATATGCGGGAGACATTTCATCGACGATACGAGTGAGAAGCAAAGTCCACACGTTGCCGTCAATGGTGTTAAGCTGTGCGACGAATTTAAACACGGCGGCAAGGAATTACCTTGCCGCCATGTTATCATTTGGGGTTTAACGGGTCAAGAAAATTCCCCACTTATTTCCTTGACAACAGAGTTAGGGCGTAAGCATGTCGTGCATCGCATCGGTTCATCCAGCCCGTAAGGAACTTTTCCTTCACCGGATTGGCCCTTACAATGGAATGATAGCGGGCACGACAAGCACGGTCTAGCAAATCGAGGACTACCATTTCATCCCATGATTGAATGGCATGTGTCCATTTGGCTTGGGTATTTTTCCCCCACTTGCCGTCAATACCAATGTCGAGCATGCGCTGGACGACCTTAGTCGTTCCCGCCACACCCATGTTGAAGGTCATGTCGCGAAGCATGAACTCAATGGCGTAGCATCCTGCAACTCCCTTGGCAACCAGTGGTTCCGTATTAGCGAGAACATAGCGGAGGCATTCATCCCATGCCGCTTCTCTATCGCCCCGGTCCAACATGGATTTGATTAGATTGAATTCCTTGGGTTCAATCCCATCACAGATACCGGCAATCTCCCACGTGCCGCCGCCGTCGCCAGAAGGGAGGCGAGTTACGCGCAGAGATTCCGGCCCGGTAATCTTGTAATCCTCCATGTTGAGAATCTTCTTAGCCATGCCCTTGCGGACAAGCTCTGCCGGGGACACGTATGCCGCGGATACCGGGGAATCGTTGGGTTGTTCATCAGGTACCGTGGATTCCGTGGGTTGTATCTTCTTCCATATAGCATCAATGGTCTTATCACCAAGGATACCGTCGGGCGTAGTTCCCGCCCACTTCTGTATTTCCTTTATCTTATCTTTCCTTGTCATTAGTTTTTTCTACTTTGATTCCATCTGAAGTTAGCTTCCCCAATGAGATTTGAAGGTTAATAATGTTCGCCATCGACTGGGCAATTTCTCTGGCCCAGCTTTCGAAGTGAAGAGTGCCCAATGGGGTGGCAATGTCCGTGAGAATGGTGGCAATAGCGTCCCCATTCATGGACACCCTCACGGCATCCGAGAATTCTTCTACCTTGGCTTTCGCGGGTAAGTGGTCGATTTCGTACCACATAACATCCTGTATCTCTTCGTCTTCATCATCCGCTTGGGGATATTGGACACGAACGACACCAGCAACATCCTCGTCGGACACTACCCGAAGGATAGACCCTGTTGGGATGCTATCCCCACACATGCCACATCTCCCCGTATCTATCCGAAGAACAACGTCGCCGCACTTAAATCTGGTCTTAACTTTTCCGGGTTCTACTTTCATTTTCGTTTTTGGTTTTGTTTATATCCGGTAATATGACATGCTCGTTGAGGTCTTCAACAATACACTTGGCCCAGCCCTCTACTTCCCAGCACATATCGACCTCTTGGTCGCCCAGCCGGTACTTGGTAGGTATGCGGAGAACGGGCTGATAGTTGAAGAGGATGATAGCCTCGTCCCGTGTGTATCGGACGAAGACTTCATGTTGGGTCTCTTCCACTAGCTCAAACTCATAGAAGGGGAACCGCTTATGTGTCCCATCCACGGTCTTGACAAGGATGCAACGGTCCATACCTTCCTCTTCTTGGACGTATACTAGGGAACCCTCCGCTAAACTCTCACGTATTTCTGGATGCCTTCCGGTGTCGATGAACCGAACAAGGTCCCCCTTTTTGAATTTGCGTTTGTTAGTCATTGAAGATTGGTTGTTCCTTTTCGACGAAGGTAATCCCCGTGTCGGATTCTTCCGTCGTGCATTTCTTAATCTTGTCACGAAGTTCGATTGCCATTTCGAGGGCGAAGTCTCTTGTCGGAAGTCCCTTCTCATCCTCATTCCTGTGATAGGGGAACATGGCAATACGGTAGTTTCGATGAATCACCGCAATGATTCCTGCTCGCGGGTATTCCATTAAGAAGGTTTCCAGCAGGTATTTATCGTTGGTCATTGTTGTTCCTTTCCCGTTTAAGTAGTTTGAATCCTTTTTCGGTTTCGATAATCGTGCTCTTCTCAATTTTGTGGGCAATCTTCGTTGCCAGTTTCTTTGCCGCGTCTCGCGTCATGAAGCCCCGTTCGTCCCACTCTGTGCAGTAGAAAAATTGGGCAACGGCAATCCCATCATATTCCACTTCGAACCCGCCGAGCATTTTATTCTCGAAAATTCTTACTTTGTCGTTGGTCATTGTTGTTCCTTTTAAGTTTAAATCCTTTTTTGGTTTTGATGGTCGTACTATTTTCAATTTTGCGGACTAGCTTCTCGGTCAGCTTCTTGGCTTGCTTCTTGGTGAAATGTCCTTCCTCGCCTTCCGTGCAATAGTAAAAGGTGGCAACGCAACGGTTTTCAAGCAGGACCCAGAAAAATCCGGTAACGGGGTCATCTACGACGGTAATATTTAGAGTGTCAGTCATCGATGTTGTTCCTTTCCAATTTGATTCCCTTTTCGGTTTCGATAATCGTGCTCTTCTCAATTTTGCGGGCGAGCTTGTTGGCTAGTTTCTTAGCTTGCTTCTTGGTGAAGAAGCCACTTTCATCTTCCCCGCAATAGTTGAAAATGGCGACGCAACTTCCTCTGTGCATGACACGGAACATTCCGCTAGTAGGGCAGTCACAAATATAGGTATCTGAATCGTTATTCATCGATGTTGAAAATGATTTGGTTAAGTGATACTCCCTCGATGGTACAAACTGTCCCTCTGCTAACGATGTAGCGGGCAATCTTCGTTGCCAGTTTCTTTGCGGAATCTCGTGTCATATATCCTTGTTCACCAGAGCCAGTGCAGTAAAGAAAATCTGCAATGACACTTCCACAGTGAGTTACTCGGAAGAATCCAAATCCTTTGTCTTCTAAAATAGCTACTTTGTCATTCATGATTTATTCGTCTTGGATTGTACAGTCTGTCGGGTAAAGGTCAATGCCCCTTTCTGTCATAACGGGATTCGCGTGGATGAGATGGCGAGCAACCTTCTTCGCCATTTCTATAGCCCTTTCGCGCGTGGGATAACACTGTTCCTTCTCGTCTCCCTCCCGACAATAGTTAAAGATGGCAAAGGTATCTCCCTCATATTTCACCTTGAGGATTCCTACTCTCTTATTATCTACAATACTAATCTCGTTGGTCATGATTCTTGGATTGGAGTGTGTTTAGGAAATAGGCTAATGCCATCCGTAGTTTGGACTGCGTTATAGCCAAAAAGGTTACGAACAAAGCCACGGGCTATTTCCAATGCGCTATCTCGGGTAAGATATTGGACTTTATCCTCGTCTCCATTGTCATCACAATAGAAGACTTCCACCAGAGTTGCTCTTCTATACTTTACCTGAATAATCCCCATTTCGGGGTAGTCAATAATTGTTGTCTTTTCCATTTGTCTATGCGTTTGCGGTTTCTATTTTTAAGGTGTCGCCGGGAATGGCAATCTCCCAACAGAAGGAGGCGATGAAATCGTTGCGAAGAGTTACCTCTTCTCCGACTTTATACCATCCATCTGGAAGGAGATAATCCCTCTTCATATCAATGGCGGCTCCTGCCTCTATTGGTTCCAACGCCATGAAACGGTAGTCCCATTCGTCGCTCTCGGTCTTGAACGATTGCAGGATGAACCAAGGGGTAACGTCAGCGGCTTCATTCCCATCCTCGGTTTCCTCCCCAGTAGGCGTTCCTACGACGCGGGCACAATAACCGTTCCTCATGTTCTCCAAGGCAACCCCGAAGGGCAGGTTGAAGTGAGAGAGGGAATAGGCAATAACGCCCCATGTCAAAGACCGGGCGCGGGAGCAAACCCCGTCAAGCCGTGGAAGTACCGTGGCTATTACTTCGGGGTTGCTCTCCGGGCCGTCGGAACAAAGAAAAAATTCTCGGACGCGAGTTGTTGTAGGCATGGGTTCTATTAGACGTAATTGTTCAGTAGTCCGTAAATCTTTTGGGCACTCTGCTCGAAGTCCTCTGCCAGTTTCCTTAGCGCGGGTTCATTCCCGGCAATGGTGTAGAGGTAGGGAACGATGTCATGTAGGATGACATTTCTGTACAGGATAATGCAATTAGTAGAAGTATCAGGCAACACGGGACGCACCAACATGGGCTTTACCATCCAGTCGCGACCATGTAATCCGAGATAGGTTTCAATGAAACTGTCGGCAATGCCGCCCAATTCTTCTACCGCATCATCGTATCGTTCATGATGGAATCCACTACTTGTCTGGTAATGGAGGACCTTCAATACGGGGTAGAGTTGCAGGATGTGGGATAAATCAAGTTGCATGGTTAGATGATTTGAAGAGTGAAGGGGAAGGTGCGGGTCCAGTCAACCGTATTGGAGAACTCAACAGTCATCCAGTAGGTCCCGACAGGATATTCGGCAGGGTCTAATTCAAATATATCGGTCGGAAGGATAATGGTGTCAGCAGTGCCTCCGGGTTTCACCGAGGACGTCATGCCAGACGCGACTGTCTTCCATACAGGCAAGGCTCCGGCGTTGAGCGGGGCTAACTGAATCTTCCATGCAAAGGGGCTTGACGGGGAGACGTTGACAAGAAGAGCAGAGGCATGGGAGAAATTAAACCGGAGGTCTCCCTTAAATCCTGCACCGAGAGGGAGGATGAGAGAGGACATTCCATGCTGAACTTCCAACGTGGGATTTACGCTTACCTGTTCATAGTTCGCCTTGCGAATGAACTGTCCGAGGCTTCCGTCAAAATATAATTGGTTCGTGTTCATGGTGTGAATGAAGATTAAATATTGTGTTTGGGTTTGTCAACCATAATCTGCACGCGGCGCGGATAATCCGCGGAGCATGGAGCGGTGCTTGCGCTCTTTTCCCAGCCGCGTTTCACGGCAATGTCGAGAACCTCCTTGTCGTATTGGTAGTCGAGGCTCACTCCGAAGTGTCCAGCGAACGCGTCATGATAGACATAATAGATACTTCTCATTTTCTTAATGGCTTTCAGGTCGCTATCGTGCCGGAACCCCCACACACTACCATCAACTATGCTGGTCCATGCAGGGTAGTATTCGATGTTCGTCCGCTTCATTCCCATGTATGCGGAGATGAAGATGACATCCTTCTCGGTAGCTATCTGGCTAGCCATAACGTCGAGAAGGTCCGCTTCGCGCACCGGGCATTGAGTATCGAGCACCATGATGTCCATTCCCGCATGCTCTGCGGCGATGGAGAGGATGGCTTCATCGGGTGCGTCAGGGACGCGGGCAACGTTCAGCTCTTCCGCTTTGGCCCATGAAAGAATGCCAAGGTCCTCGGACATGACGGTAATGCGCTCGCCGGGGATGTGCAGGGATTTAAGATAATTGACCGTGTAATGGATTAGGTTTGATTCCCTCTCCGGCCAATGAAGGGAGGGGTTATACGCGCTAATGATGTAATGGATGTTGTTGTCCATGCCCGCCATCATACACAGGAGAAGATTCTGGTCAAGAAATTTTTAATTGGTATGACACAACCGCACACGCTAGTGGGTATGACACAACCGCACACGCTAGTGGGTATGACACAACGAAGGAACCCACGGAACCCATTGTGACCATTTGGCCGTGGGTTCCGTGGGTTCCGTGGGAGTTTAACGTCCTGACATTTCGATGTACGAAATCGATAAGCCAGTTGTACTGCTATATCAAAGTGTCGTGAACTGTAATCCCTTAAACCATTGATTCATTTGGGAGATTTCGGGAGCGGCAACGTAGGGGGCCCAACAGTAATAACTTCCAAGGCAGTCAACTTCTACTCCACCTATCGTGGTGTTCCATGTGACTGTTCGCATGGAAGCCTTATTCCCATTCGCCCAATATTTAATGGGGTAGCCTACATAGGCAAGTATCGAAAAGGTCTGCCATACACCAGAGGATGTTTTTCTCTCATACTTGAAGCTTAATTCGATACTTACATCCAGATAAACTGCTCCACTTTCTGATTCAATATACCACATATTATCCATAAATCCGCTTCCATAATGTGGTCCGTATGTACTGTTTTGGTATAGCCAGCCGTCGTCATAGTAGGGCCAATCGCGGGCTTCCTGCAATGTGACTTCATGTGGAGTAATTTCAGTTCCTTCCGGCACTCCCTGCCATGCGAACCAAAGTGCTGGCTCGTATACTCGATATTGAGTACGAGCATCGACGCCTCCGGGAATGCCATTCTGACTAGGCAACTTCGCCGGAAGCGCGATGGAATTAAATCCTTTCAATGTGTTGAAGACTTTCCACGCGTCCACAAGGTTCTTGCACTTAATCCCCGGTTTATGCGTTGCGTTTGGTGAAATAGCTACGGCTCGACCTAGAGGTACAGGAAGCCCGGAAACCGTGGGTCCTTGGGTTCCATACCACAAACTACTTTTATATTGTTCAGTGTAGTCAGGATTATTCTTCCTCATTAAAACCGAAATATCCTTCGACGAGTTCGTGGGGAGTAAGAGGTGAGACTTCATGGTGCTACGGTACTTACTTCTGCATATTGCCCAACACGTCCGCTAACGCCATCAACATATCCGCTGTACCAGACGGCGGCCAGTCCAGTATTGACCAGCTGGGATTTCACGGTTGCGTCAAGACTATTGTCCTGCGGGTTTCGCGTTACCGTCAGGATGGCAATCGCGCATTTGCTCTTACCCGTTCCCTCGGCACTCTCAATCGGAGTGACTACCTCCTTACCATCCCACGGCTTATCATCAACAACCAGCTTGGCGTTCGTCACGGTATTGGCGGGCCAAGTATATTCCCATTCAAGGAGTACGGGAAGTTCACCGTCGGTTACGATTTCCTTCTTAGCCGCCCCGTCTTTGAACCCGTCAATCTCCACCTTCTTCCGTTCGGTATCACGGAAACCGCCCGGCTCGATAACTGCGTAGGTATGCCAGTTCTTGTTTGCGTCCTGCTCCTTAGTCGTCGTGACCTTGTATGGGAACTTGCCGCCACCACCGCCACCTCCAATGAAGATAGCACCACGGTGAAGTTGCTGGATATATCCGTTCCTGCCCTTGCTCGTCCTCGCAATGGGGACGGAGAAGTCCGCGCTGGTGTCTTTCTTACTAGACACGGTGGAGGACTTGCGGTCGGATTTAACATTGACATACCAGATGATGTCATCATCTAATGGGGCCTTCTCTTTACTATCCACTGCCTTCAACGTCCCCGGCGCACCACCAATTTCATGCACCTCATTATCATCAATGACAACACCGCAGGTGTACATGACCTTTGCGTTAGGCCCGGAATCCTCTGGGTCATACACAATGGCGAACATGCTCTCTTCCCGGTTGCGCATGAGGGGGTCATCATTATATACCGGGGTATGGAACGTCCCTACATCACTATCCCCATAGACAGGGGCAATCGGGTCCGGCATTGAATCAAATGGCGGGGCCTCATTAAACATCTCCGTACCCACGGGAACCGAGGGTACGGGATGATTAAAGAGGTCAGGAGCTTGTGGAATCTCTTGATACTCTTCTGCCATATTATTTGCAGTATTCTTTGGAGGGGATTACCACCGGACCTGCATCCGTCTTGGGCTGTTCCTGCGTAAAGGTCAACCTTCCAGGGCTAACGATTACACAGGATTCTCCATTGCAGATAACTGCGCGGTCCTTACTCACATCCGCGTAGGTGCAACTACTCTGCCCCAACGCCCCAAACATGGCTAAAGCTCCAAGGGCGGCACTAATAATCCCGGAGATGATAGTCTTGTACTTGCCGGGTACGCCAAGCTGGACACAGTACTTCGCCGTCAGCTGGGCAAAGATGTCAGCCTCTCCCCTGATTAGTTTGCCCGCCATAAGCATGAAGGGCATCTTCTTAACTGACGTGAGCTGGTCCCACGGGGTGGGAAGTTCAGCCATGCTATAGAGCTTGGCCGCGACTTCTTCTTGTTCATCGAGATTGTTTCTTTCCATGTTGTTGATTAGATTGTTTGTGGCCGGAAGATGTCACGACAGAAAGTGATACCTTTCGGAGTTAGTTTACTTTTAGTTTGTTTCCTCGACCCCCTCACTCCCTCGTATTCAATATACCCTTTTTCTTCCAGCTTGCGCAGGACATAGTAGAGAGATGATATCTGGATGCGAGTACCCCTGCTAATTTCCGGGTTACTATGCTCACTCTCAAATCCATTGGCGTGCATGTACAGAAGGACACGTATGTTATCAATGGTGAGGGAGAAGTCAAGGAGGTCGATATTCAGAAGGAGGCCGAGCAAGGTTTGTTGATTGCTCTGGCCCTTCTGTACGGTTCTGGTTGTGGAGTAGGTCGTTCTCATACGTCAGAGCTATCTAAACCTAAATGGGACAACAAGTCAACCAGATTGTACGCGAATCGTGTCCTACGCCCGCGAGGGTCGCTATCATCACGATACCGTACACGTTGAACCTTGCCCCGCTTGAATAGGGTGGTCAGATACGCCGGAGACTTCAAGCCCGTAGATTCCAATGCGGTAGCTACATCAACGTACCCTTCCGGGATACTGTCATATAGGCCTTTGACCTGCATCTGAATATATTCATTGGCTCCTTCCCCTTCCCAGTACATGGTATGCCCACAACGTACGTGTTTGACCTTCAATCGGTTCAGGGCGTGAATTACCCACACGGAGCTTCTCCCGATTTTATCAGCAATCTCCCCGGTGGCAATGTAGCCCTTCGGTATGTTCTTTACCGGGGGAGTACTATGCCGTGGCCGTCTTGGATGTTTTAATCCGGGATGGACGATTAGTCCTCTTCTGTTCTTCTTCATGCAGGGGTTAAGTCGTTGTCGTTATTGTTCTCGATGATGTAGTAGAAGAGAATACCGAGAAGGAATCCAATTAATGTGTACATACGTTTAGCGGGAGAATTTGACTGCATGGTTCAATGCGTCATTAGGGATTAGAAGAATCTCGTCTCCGGTCGTATAGCTACCATTGTAGGGTACGACGAAGGAATATCCTCGTTTAATGATTGTGTCGAGTAGCTCTGTGTCGGAGGCTAGACCAACTTCGATAGGAGAGAGAATGCGCTCGTCAATAAGATATTGGCGAAGCCCTTTCATTTGTCCAATGTATGGTAGGTTCATGAGATGAAATGTTATGCGGCGAGGTCTCCCTCCGCGATTAGTATGGAGTTAATGGGGAGGACGAATCCTCCCCCGCTAATGGTTGTCCAGTGAGCGTTCATTTTTCTTGGGACTTCATAGTTAATACGAAGCTATTCCAGTGGGCTACCGCTTCCTCGCGAGTGCGGCCATGAATGGAAATGCTATGGGGAAGAAGCTTGGTCCCGTTGCAGACGACATAGCAATGTTCCTCTCCGGGATAGATGGTTTCCCCCACGACCTCCGGGATTTCTCCGCAGTAGGGGCAAGGACGTGGACGGGCGTCGCAGGCTTCAAAATACCGTCGCACCTCTTGCCCCACTCTTTCGACAAACATATCAACAATATACTGTGGCACGATTCCTTTGACCCCGGAATCCGTGGAACCCACGGTGCCTTCGTCCCCGGAATCCGTGGCTTCCTCGTAGTTCAGGGGATGGTCCAGCCCCTCGTCGAAACAGGAAGCACAGGGTCCCACGGTTCCGGGCAAGTCCCCGTACTTGCATGTGGAGCAGGGGGAGGGGACATCCTCTTCATCCTCTTCCGCTTCTTCATATTCCGGGTACTCAATTCCCCGCTCCTGTCGGCAATGAGAGCATGGAGGATTGCAACGGAGGTTATCCCGGTGAGTGCAAGTATTGCACGGTTCGATGACATCATCGTTCTCGTCCGTACCTTCGGCACATGGCGCAGATTCATCTGGGGTATAATTCTGATAGCCGTTGCAGGAGATGCAGGGTTCCTCTTGGATAGATACCCCCTTATGTTTACATGTCAGACAGGTAGGACCAGCCATCTCGGCTTCCCTCCGCTTTGCTTCTTCCCGCTTCATCATCTCCATCTCTACCAATTTGTTGGTGTCGGGGGTGAAGCTGGGAAGTCCGGGAGAGAGAGCACACTTCTGGCATGGAGGATTGCAACGGAGGTTATCCCGGAATTTGCAGAGGGTGCACCTCCGTGCATCCTCGCTTGCCGTGGATTCCGTCGCTTGCGTGGGTTCACTGGGTTCAAAGTGGCTAAAGTACATGTCACAACTGGCGCAGGGTTCCGCGGTTTCGGGGAGGTCACTGTATGCGCAGGTCCAACAATTTGGTTCGTCGTTCATTTTCTTTTGATGTGTTTCTTAATGGTTTCGATTACCCACAGGGTGAATAGGGCGAGGGCGCACAGAGCAATAGCACCCCATGCGAGGATGTCAGTAATACTAACAAATATCGTTGTGGTCATGGTTAGTCAATTAGTTTGAGGTCAAAGAACATAACGGTGTTGAAGTAGCTAGTGGTCACTCCATCGATAGCTACCCAGCCGTCGCTGTCTTCATCATCGTAAACCGCGTACTCCTGATAGGGCGTAGGCTCTTCGTCGTAGCTTACCCAGCCACGAGGAATGTATTGTACCCTATCCCCTCTCTTGAACGGTCGCCGGGGTTTGGCGGTGTTATTGCAACTGGCGCGGACAGATTCTTCTGGCGCATCTAGAACTTCTTCTGGCGCATCTAGAACTTCTTCCATCTGGTAAGCAGAGGCCCACTCCGCTAATCCTCCCGAATAGCATACCTTGTACGGGTAGAAGTCCTTTTCGTTGTCGATTTCCACGACGCGACCGCAAGGGCCGTAGTCGACGCGGACAATCATTCCGAGTTTAACTTGATTCTTTTCCATGTTAGAATTTGATGTTTGGGTATTCGCGGTAAAGTCGATAGCGGGTCATCCACATGAAAACCCCTGTGGTTATGTAGTTAGATAAAACAATAAAGAGATACCATGCGGCAATCCATGCGGAGATAAGAGAGAGGACATAAAGCGGAGGTGCGGGAAGAGTGTAGAGGCACTCGGCAATGATACTTACGGTCAGTCCGATTAGCCCAAAGATAACCCACTGAACCGAGGTATTGAAGATATGGTTATATATGTTCTCCATTTCCTTGCGCTCATATAGGGTATACTCGCTTCCTCTCGTCCGGTAGCTATTGGTCTCAATGCCAATGAGCTTCAAGTGAGCTTTCAGCCTCTTGGCCATCTCGGTGAGGGCAGTACCTCCTAAGCCGCGGAGAGCTACACCCGCAAGCGCGAAAAGGCCTGCAAGCGCGAAGTATTGTGTGGTTGATAGATGCAATGTATTCATGATTAGTTTACCCTTTCAAGTTCCCACGGCCATTCAGAAACATCTTCATATTTGAATTGTTCTACTTCATTTGTTTTGAGACAAACCCCGAAAAACATTGATTCATTTCTATAAATCTCTGTTACTCGGAAATAATGATAGCCTGAATTACTTTCGTTTACTACTAGTTCATCTCCTATTTGCAATGTATTCATGGTTACTCGGCTTGCTCCATTCCCCACGGCCATTCAACTACCCTGCCGGGTTCAATGCTTCGCCCATCTTCCAACAGGATGTGCATGGAGACGCGGGTTCTTCCTGCAACAATTCCCTTATGCCTATGGAACATGCCGTCGAAGTACTGGATTTCGGCACCGGGTTGGAGGCGCAGAAGCGGAGGACAATGGTCAATGAAGAATCGAGCATTATTCCATGCCTCTTCATACGCTGTCTCCGGGTCATCGTTATCACATCCTTGCACGGCCAGTGAGCAACTCACACATTGAATGAACTCGTAGTTACCCTTCCGTCTTTCTTCCAGCAGACCGCCGCAGATAGGACAAAACAGTGGGGGATGTTCTTCCTCTGGGAATGCCTCATCAAAGGCCTTCTCAACTACTACTGACGATTCTTCGGATTCATCACGAAAAGAGAATTCGCTCTTGGTAGGAATGTTCGTTGGGGCCGTGGTATTGGCTTTAACTATCTTCGGGCTAGGGTCTGACATATAAACGTGTGTCAAGCCATTGGCCTCGTCAATAGCAATCTCGGTTATCTGTTTGGTGTTTGATGTCTTGGACATGGCACCACCATATAATAATTTTATTATTTGTCAAGAAATTATTTTAATAAAAATCCCCGGAGGGGTTAGCCTCCGGGGCGATGTGCTACTTGCGCTTCCAGCCAAGTAAGTCAAGAAGTTCGAGTAAGCTCATGATTATCATCCTTTTGTGAAGAAGTTAAAGAAGGATAGTGTACCACTATCGGTGAGTACGAACTGGGGATATTGGTCAGGGGTAAATATTTTTGTACCCCCGGAATCCCCGGTAGCCTCGACAGTCAGAAGGACTGCGGGCACCTTGTCCGTCGGGCTGGATGGGGATGGAATATCTCCCAATCGTGCCCAAACTTGGCACGCTTGCCACTGTTCGTCAAGAGCGGCAATGGCCTCGATAGCCTTGGCTATTGCAGGTATCTGCTCCTCCGGAACTGTGGTCTCACTGTACTGGTCAAGGTGCGTAAAGCCCAGTGCGTCCGCGTAGATTACACTCATAATGAGCTTGGTCCAGTCGCCGGGCTGTGGGAATTGAATTTGTATTTCTGCGTTGTTCATGCCTGTTCAAGGGGGTTGTTAATATCCACAAAATCCGTGGCTTCCTCGGATTCAATGGCATTGACGGCCATTGCTTCCAGTCCATAAAAGACCGGGTTTGTGCCTCCCGGCTGGTAATAGGTGTACTCTCCGTTCCCTGCATAAACAGAAATGTTGTCAGTCGAATTATTCACCACATCAGTCACCCAGCTGGAAATGCCGACACCAGTCTCAAAAGTACTGACGCCACGGCAGGTGGCAATTTTATACAGATTATTCGCCTGACCTCCGGGGAGCATGAGCCAGAGTGTACCCAGATTATCATACGAGGCAATATTGGCCGAAGCGTTCTGCTGGTAAATAACCTTGGCAATCGTCCAAGGAACAGGCTCGTTCTGACTGGCTGGGATGAAGCTGGTGGTGGTTTTCACCTGCCAGCCCGCCGTAGAATCGAGTGCGTAAATCTCACGCACCCGCACCGTATAACCGTTGCGCTGGGTATCTCTGACGTTGTCAAAGGTAATATCCAGAATTTCGCCATGATTGTACGCCAAATCGTTTGCCGGGATAATACTGTAAGAATCTATGGAAAGGTCGGAACGAACCGTCTTCGCGCCACGGCCGATACCAAAGGTCAACTTTGCGGCACCAGTAGCACGCCAAATGAAAGAAAACCCGGAGAAACTGGAATAATTCCATTGGGGATTGCTCACCTCAAATTTCGCCTGAATGGTCGAATGAGTATCCTTGGGAACCGTAATTCTAGCCAAATGGTATGGGACTGTTTGGGTCACCGTCGAAGTCCCTGTCTTGGTAATGGTCGCCGTATTGAGGAAAGCATTAGTGGTCAGGATGTTCGTCTCGCCAGCCAATCCCAACGCATAAAAGCGATTAACCGCCCCCGTATCCGTCGGTGCACCCACGGTCAGAGGGATGTTAATCCCGGCGTTGGCATTGGGAGTTTTGCGGAACGACATAACCCCGCCCACGTCAATGGTGCCGTGCATACGGGTTTGGACGTTGAACGTAACTACCCCGTTATGGTTTTCATTTCTGTAGACCCACAAGTCCCCCGCCCCATCGATGGTCAATGTCTTATCGTTGACGTTATTGGGGTCAGTTATGGAGAGGAAACCGTTGGATTCTTCGTAAATTATGGCTCGCGTAGGACCGCTCTCCTTACCAAAAAGGATGCACTTCATCTTCTCGCCAGTGGTGGCAACGAAGCTAATGCCGTCATCAAAAGTGGTGGGGTTTTGGAACTTGACAGGAATCGCAACGTCCATGTGGGAAGCGTTCGTCCCTTCAATGACTGCGGCTCCGTTACCATCGCCGTGGATTTTCACCGCGTCTGCCCCCTGTCCGAGAACTAAAGGAACTTCGTTTCCGAGAACTACTCCTGCCGTGTTGGTGAAATTCCATGCCCCGGTGATATTCTGGTCTAGGGAGGGGTCAAACCCCGCACCCTCACCGGAGCCTAAACTAAAATTTCTGATGGAGACAAAGTAGCCCGCTTCTTCAATCGTACTGCCGAGAGAAAGAATTGCAGAAGTTTCAGTTGCCACAAAGACCAGCTGGTCAGTAGTCTTGCCGCCAGCAAGGAATGCCTTAGGATTGTTGTCGGCTCCTACGCTAAAGAGCGCATAGCTGAATTCTGGATTAGGCTTCGTTTCCATCAAGCCACCCAAGTCAGGATGCACATTGATAGAGTAGAGCTTACCGCTTTCGAGGTTGGAGATTTTGTAGAAACCTTCGGAGACAGGACCATCACCGTCCAGCGGGAGGGCCTGATACTCTTGGTCGTAGTCGAACCCCAGCGGGTGAAGTGCAATCGTCGCGTGTGCACTTTCGACGGAGGCGTTCTTGTCCTGCGCGTTAGTGGGGACAACGAAGTACTTACCGTTGGGAGATGCAATCTCAATAACCTGTCCCGCGACCGAACCATTGATGATGAACTGTTCCGGCGTAATGTTGGACCACAGTTCGTCAGTAGGAGCGGTAGCGGAAAGCTTGAAGAGACAGGGAGAACTGGAAGCAAGAAGCCACGCGGTGTGCGTGTCGGCATCGCCCAGCTTATAGGTTACGCCCGGTGTAATAGGAGAACCGTTGACGTAGTTTTCAATATTGATTTCAGAAGAACGTTTACGTGCCATGATAGTAAAAATTTGGGGCTGAACCCATAGAAGTTTAGCTCATGAGTTCAGCCCCGTCAAGGTTTAATTATTGGTTATGCGATATTTCCAACGAAGGTAATCACCGCAGTCCCTTTAAAGGTCCCGGCATCACCGCCCGTAGGAATCTGGAACGAGGCAACGGCGGCTCGCTGTCCCGCACCAAGAGCTGTTCCCTGTGAAAAGATAAGAGTTCCTCGAAGGTTCTTACCAGTCACAATACCCTGTGAGGCCGTGAGAGGAAGAAGACCTTGCGCCCCTGCTTCCCCAACTACGTTGGTAAGGACTACGTTCTGGTTCTGGATAGTGATGTTGCCATCGTATTGGAATTCAGGTGCGGCGGCCTCTGTCACGAAGTCCACGCGGTAATATCCGGCAGGGGTAGGACCTACAAGAGCTACGTCGGAAACGGTGTCCGAAAGGGTCGTAAGCTGGGGAGCGGTAAAACCCTCAAGCCCCTGCGCGGCTACGATGTCAACGTTAGCCTTTACTGCTCCATCTACGTATACCCACGCTTTCGTACCGGTGGAAGTGAAACGAGTGGTCCCTGCGGCAGTTACAAACGGAGGTTCTTCTATTGCATCTGCAATGGTATCTCCTGTCTTGACAAATACGGTTACAGGGACTTCCGCACTTACTTTCAATTCATACCCCGTATTTGCGACTAAATCACCGATACTATACCACTTGTCAGGTGATAAGTCTGCGGGAAGAGTTGCTTCTTCGGGGGCCGGAATTTGGTCAGCCTTCATAGTCAAGGTAATCTCCGCGCCCTCAAGGGCATCGATGCGGAGGTAAGCGTTAGTCTGACCACCTTCCGTCGCGAAGTAGAAAGCACGGCCAGAAAGATACCCTTCGGCTTCCAACTGCTCCAACGCCTCGTCTTTCGCGATGACCACATGCGGGCACTTGGTAGACGTGACAATAAACTTATACCGAGTAGCCTCGGTCAGTCCGGTAAGCTGATAGATTTGCCCGCGAGCGATAGTTGCATTCTCTGCGGGAATGGGAAGATTTACTACTGCCATAATTATTATTATTCGTTAAGAGTTGCTACTGTTTTAGCTTGATGAATAAGGGGAGTTAAAGTTATTCCCCTATTCACGGGAATGTGCGCAGTATCCGACGCAGGGATAATAATATCTCCATCATTCACTAATACACTTTGAACACTATTTTCAACATCAATACCGAAGTAAAGAACTTCGGTATTGATTAGTGGGAATAGACACCAAGTGCTTAACTCCCATAGCTACGGGAATTGCTTGCACCGCCAGAGGTGTTGCGGCACGGACTTCTAGGGTTAATACGGTCCCCGAAAGAGATTCCGTAACAGTTAAATCCCCGGCGGCTTTGAGATGTGCTTTGAACTCCCGGTTTACGAGGGAAGAACCTTCGGCAAGGGTCTTCTCGTCCTCCGTCAGTTTGACGACAGGAACTCCCCTATCACTGGTGATAGTAATAAGAAAGTCTCCTTCCTCGCTGGGAATGAGCGTATTCTCAACTCCTGATTCGAGGACAACTGGTTCTGTAGTGGGAACGTCGATTTCCATACTAGTTAAAAAGGTTATGCTCCAAAGCCAGAGGCGATAATAGAACCAATGTCGGCTCCTTCTGCCAGTTCTTCGGCTTCTTCGGTTTCGGTTTCCTGTTTGGGAGATTCAGTTTCTTCTTCGGTCTCGTCCTCGTCGTCGCTATCATCGTCACCTATTTCTTGGTCCTCGATAGAAACAATCTCAATAGACTTGCCGTCATCTGAAACAACGCCAACTCCCATGAGCTGAACATCATCCCCCGGTTTAAGGTCTCCAAATTTTTCAGGGTCATACGTAATCTTCATGCAGATAAAATTGAGGCGAGCGGGTTCATCCCGCCCGCCTCGGTTTAAGGGTTATAGGTTTAGGCTTAGAGGCCAGATACTACCGCGGGGGTACTTACCAGAGAGCCAACGGGCTTACCGTCAGCACCGACGAGTTCGCGGCCAGCGGTCGTGCGAATGTGTCGGATGACTACACCGTGACGCGGGAAGACAGGCATCGGAGCGGCAGAAAGCGTCGCGATGAACATGCCCTGCGTACCCATGTAGTTATCACCGTTGTCCTTGTTGTTCACCCAAACCAGCTCACCAGCGTAAGTCACGGGGTCCCACTTGGCCTGACCGTAGGCAGACACCGGACGAGGAACGAGGGACTTGTACACGTCCTTCACAAAGATAATCGTATCTTCGTAGGGGGCGTTCATGTACGCGGGGTTCGGCACATAGCGGTTACCAACAGTCGTTTCCGCCTTGATATACTGGGGAACTTCCACCCACTTCTGACCAGTCGGCTTGGTGTCGTCGAAGGTGTAGCGGGGGTTCATGTTGTCCACGATGTAGGTAAAGCCCTTGTACGTCCACTTCACGCCCAGCTGACGCAGGAGGGTAGCATCCTTGCCTTCCGCGGCCTCTGCGAAGTTCCAGTCCTTGCGGATAACTTCGTTGTGACGCAGGATGAAGTCCACGGTGTCCTTAGACGTGTAAGCCAAGAAGACAGGGGAACCTTGGTCCATCAGAGCGGCAGATTCGCCAGCACCTTCATTGATGAGCAACTGCCAAGCTTGGTTCATCAGGTCGTCGTTCAGAGCGGCTTCGGGCTTAACTTCCGGCATGGAGTTAATATCGTTGCTCACGACATCGAGACCAACAACACCCGCCTTCGTGGGGATGAGTTTGTAGCTGGCGATGTTGATGTAGCTCTGACGGTAGAAGCGAGACCAAGTATTACCGACGGCACGGACCAACTGCTTCACCGCATTCTCGGCCTGTTGCTTAGCTTGCCAAGACTGACGCATACGGAGTACGTCCAGTTTCTGGGAGGAAAGCCTCGTGATGAAGCGGCTGTAGGAGTATTCCGTAGCCCCCGTATCATTTACCGTAATCGGAATCTGGTCGGAGGTGGAAGCGAGGTTAATGTTCATCCATTCGACGCGGGGGTCCGTAGCACCGAAGGTTGCAATACGCCCGGAATCACCAACACCGTCAGTCCATTCTCCCGTCATAATCATCTGGGAGTTCCACGGAGAAGTACGAGCAAAGGTGCTGAACATGTTGGCGTTAAGAAGGTTGGTCATCGTGACCAGCTTCAATTCTTGGGCCTGAATATCGTTAGGAGAAGTAGCCATTTGTAAATTAAATTTGGTTTAATTTGCAACGCCTAGTTCTCTTTGGAAGATTTTGTTTTGGGGTCTTACGCGGTCATGGCAGGGTCAGGACCAAGAATTTTCACACCTGCATAAAGGTTTGTTTTGGTTTGCTCGCGGGAAAGCAAGAATGGAGCACCGCATTTGATGCCCCATTCTTGTCATAAAATTACCAGTATGTCAAGGAAAATTTATTATAATCCGAAGGCACTACCAATAATGTCCCCGACTGTGGTCGGCCCAACGGGCGGCTGGGTCTCCGGAGCTTTGGGGCTACCGCCGTTAGCAGAGGGGCGGGCCTTGCGGAGTTTGGCCACCTTCACGTTGAGAGCCTCGATTGTCGCGCGAGCATCTGCCAGTTCCTTGACCATGAGTTCGGCCAGTGCGCCGTCCATGAAGGAACCATTATTTATCTTGTGAGCAAGATGGCGGGCATGCTTCACATTCTCTTCGGTAATCTCCGTGGTCATGCCCAGTTCCTTGGCGCGTTCCTGCATCGCTTCCAACGTGTAGTTGTCGAGATTGACGGTGTAGGTTGCACCTTCGGATTTGCCGCCGCGGCTGGCTTTCAACTCTTCCACATACTTGTCGGCTTCGGCCTGATAGTTTCCGTGGGCGACAATGGCCGCGTCGCGGACCTTAGCCATGCGGACGAATTTGAACATGGCAGAATCGCTAATGCCCAGTTCCTTCCCAATGGCCTCATACGCTTCTTCGCGGTCGTACTCGTCGAGGTCAGGATTAAGGGCAACTTCATTCAGCTTGTCCATGTCCAGAGATGCACCAGAGGCGCGGGCAATCTCCGCAAGTTTGGCGTTGGCCTTATTATACGGGGCAGTTACATTGGTCTTGTATTCTTCGGTTGCGGTGAAGGCATAGCCGCGTACAATCTCGCGCAGAGATTCAAGCTCTTCATTGTTGGGAGAGGATTTACCCGCTTCTTCCAGCTTGGTCTTCAAGTCCGCGATTTCTTTCTTCGCGCCTCTCAACTGGACGCGCATTTCAGCGAATGCCTTGCTCGCGGCCTTGCTCGCTTTCTGTTCCTTAGGACCGTTGTTCTGTTCTTCCTTCTTCCCTTCTTCGTTTTCTTCCTCTTCGTTTTCTTCCTCTTCGTTTTCTTCTTCTTCGTTCTGTTCGTCGTTCTGTTCTTCCTCGGTTTCCTCGGATTCCGTGTCATCCGGGGGAACCGGGGTTCCCGTGGTATTGACTACTTCATCATCAGCGATGCGAGGCCCAGCATCTGGCATGACTACCGTACCATCCGGGGATTCAATGGGAGCCGTGGGGTTAGCGGGATTGGTAGGTTGAGTGGAATCCGTGGAATCCGGGGCGAACAGGGTCTGTTCGAAAATGTTATGTATGTCGTTGTGAATAGCACCATCTATGATGCCCTCCGCTACTGCGGGAATATTTACATTATCCATTAGATTCTATGTATTACTTGTTGAGTGAAAGTGAGTTAATCCAAGCGTTACGCTCGGTCATGGGATGATTCATCATAGTTACCGGGGATTCGGTTTCTTCATTCTCTTCGGCCAGATTGAAAAGAGCGGCGATGACGGATTTGGCCCCAGCCGCGAAAGCCCCGTTTAATGCGGCGGCTTCCATTGTGGGCTGTAATGTCGCATTGAGTTTTGACTGAACAATGCAGAGAGCTTCTTCCATTACCGGGTCATGCAGGAGTTCAGCAAGGCGGCCAGTCGCCGCCTTGTTGCTTTTGAACCCTTCGACAGTGTAGGTGGGCACGGGTTTCATCGTGCACCTCCCAGCGATTGAACCGCTTTAGCGTTGGCATCTACGGCGTTACGAGTAATCTCGGCATCCTGCTTTTCCTTAGCCAACTGGATTTCAGCTTCCGTCTTCATGCGCTTCAATTCAATTTCGGCTTCGGCTTTCATCTGTTCAGGAGTAGGTCCTTCTTGAGGAGCCGCTTCTTCGTTCTGTTGCATCGCTTCCAAGGCCCGCATGCCGTTGGTAATAACCTCGTTGCACCTCTTGACCAGTTTCTCGTACTGTTCAAATTCAGGGACAACTTCCTTGGCGGCCTGCAAATAGTCCATGTGTCCTGCCAACTGGGCGACCAGAAGCTGTAGAGGTTGAGCTAGCTGGGCCATCTCTTCGGGTTCCAGCTGTGCGTCCGGTAGCATGGACATGATGAAGTTGGCATGCACTTCCGCGTGCGTTCTGTGGTCCTCGTTCGGCATAACCGGAACTTCCTGCCCTGCCATGAGCTGGTTGTTCTGGATGGATGCGATAGAGGCGGCCACGGTTTCGGACGGGTTGGGGTCATCCTTCAACGGCATGAACAACTGTGCGGTGCGTCCGTTCGTTTCATTGGCAATGGCCATACGAATGAGACGTTCCTGCCCAGCGCGGGGCATGAACTGCATGTAGTTGAGACACTGACGGAGAGCCATCGTGCGGCGAACCTTACTGCCCGCACCGATAGGCGGGAGAGCGGTAACGCTGTCAAGGTCGATAGCGAAGAAGGCATCCCTTGGCACACCTGCTTCGTCCAGACGTTGGAGCATGCGTTCACGTTCCTTAAACCCGCCAATCCCTTCATCGTAGTCCTTGCGGATGATACGGCGAACGATTTCACGGAGAAGGATGGTCATGTGCTCCAAGAGCATATCCATGATGTTATTGCTGACCTTGCTCGCATTGCCCATACGGATTTCAGCTTCCAGCTGGGTGCGGCCCATGCCTCCATCAGCATTCACGTCAATCTCGCCCAAGCGTTCCCGGATTTGGTTCTGCAAGAATGCGAGGGGAGTTCCGGCAACCTGTTGCAGATTCGGCACGGGATTAGGAACCACTTGCGTTGACGGGTCCAAAATGGTATAGGCCCCCATCGGGTTCACCATTGCGGAGAGACGGGAGGTTTCATTGGTGGCAGAGACGTTCAGAGCCATGCCGAGGAACGCCGCGTCCGTCGCTTGGTTCATCAACTTGTCAATGACACGAGTGTGGGGCAGAAGGTCATTCCCATATCCGCGGAGAGCATGAATATCTCCATTGGTGCTACTACCCAGCGGGAAGAGGACGAATGCTTCTTCCATAGAGTTGTAAGCCCCTTCCTTGGTGTAGAGGAACTTGGTGTCGTCTACATCGCGGTTCTGGTCACGCTTCACATCCTGACCATTGCCGCCGCTTCCGTTGACAAAGAAGATGGAGTGAGTAACCGTACCGTTGAATTCGCGAACCCACATGTGGGCAATCGGAATACTGGTTCCAATTACGTCGGTCAGGGTGTAGTCTCCGTTTTTGAGCATCTTCTCGGTCTCCCAAGAAATGCGCTGGGGCTGTACTGTCTGATTGTAACTACAGGTCTTCAACACCTTCATGACCTCTTCCACATCCCAGCCAGCTTCCCTTGCGGTCTGCGGGTCACGAATGAAATCGTAGAGTTCATGGGCACGAAGGGTACGAGTAGCAAACACAACCTCAAGGGTGCTACTGTCCGGCTTAACCTTGCGTTCGAACGCGAACTCGTTCAGACTACCTGCCTTGAAGTACCAAGTGTCAGGGTCCTCAAAGTAGGCGAGGCCAAAGCCGTGGAATGAGAAGTTGTGAAGAAGGTCTGTCATGATGGAAGTGAATCCCGGCATGGACTTGACCATCTTCGTCACCTCGGTGGAAAGGATGTCTGAATAAATGGGGCGACGAGCATTATCTCCGAAGGTGGTTTGCACCGAAACAAGTTCGGGGTTATCCCACACTTCGCGGAGGCTAGCCGCCACCTTTTCACGAACAATCCGCATCGTGCGGAAGTTGTAGTTGGTTCGGTAGTTTTGACCAACTGCGGAAAGGGCCATTGGGTCATACGGGCGTTGTCCGTCCAGCTCTGCCTGTGCCTCTGTCCTCGCTTGCATGGATAGCTGGTCAGCGGTGAGACAGAAGTAGAGCATGGCGCGGGCTTGGTCAGCGGTCGGAACCCTCCGCTTGAGAAGGGTTCCGTTCTCGTCAACCACGCCAATAACCCCCGGACCTACGGGAGCATTTGCGTCTGGTTTCGGCATATCTACTATTTGTCAATTTCTTCTTCGCCCGTAACCGCATCAGCCTTCATGGCTTTCTTGGTCTTGGACTTCACAGGTGCAGGTGTAACAACTTTCGCGCTGGGTGTCAAGTCTTCTGCTTCACTTAAATCCTCGCGGGCTTTAGTTGCTCCACCGACTTGCTCGGACTGTCCCATCATATTGATAGATTCCGCTTTGATGCTGGCGATAGATACCTCGGCAGGGGTCGTCACCGTGACTTCGCCAAGAACTTGAGGAAGCTTAAAGTTGTCCGCGTCAGGGATTTCACCAACGGTGATGAGGTCGTCCCAGTTCTCCACGTTGAAGCACTTCTCGGTCAGCACCTTGTCAAGGAAGAGACGGAAATGCTGGGAGATGGTGACGTAGGGAACTCGCTGGGGATAGAGTTTCGCCAGCTGGCTGGACATGACGAAGGTTCCGTCCACGGTGCGGGATTCGTAGGAACCTTCGGTAGCGGGAACGGTGAAGTATTTACCCGCAATAACCGGAGCCTTCTTGCGATAGAACGTTGCATCCAGCGTATCAATCGCGCCGGGCTTAAACTTTTCATTGCCGCGTTCGGAAACCCAAATGATAGCTCGTTCGTCCGGCGCGTTCTCGTAAGCCAGAGCCTGTTGCAGTCGGGCGAAGAGATGAGTAACGAGAGCGTAGCTACCCGTGACAGGGGTCAGCAACTCAATCGTGCGAAGGTCCCGGAACTGATTCTTCAAGATTTTAATCATGGGTTCAGCGGCGGCCTTGGCCCGGTAAGGGAGCAGGAGCCAAACATCGTGGTCGCCACGGCTGGAAGCCGCAACACTGTCAATGAGGTTCTGTGCAATGTTCGCGCCGTTGATAAGGACGCGAGGTTCACAAGGGATTGCTATTGTAGCCATTGTCGTTTATTTTGTTTTAGTTGCTTTGAGGGCGCGGCGTTCAGCCTGTATGCCCAAGGATGTGTCCGCTTGAGGCGGCAGGATATTGAATGCCCATTCAGTTACCAACTGCTGGAAGAGATACCAGCGGAAGTAGAGCTGGGATTCGACGAGAGGCTCATACATTAGATAGGAGAAGAAGGGGTACTTTCGAGGACTGCCCGGAGTTAGCGCGAGGGGTCTAGTGAGGGGGGTTTCCGTACTATTCGAGAATATCTTTGTCCGAAAGTATTTAGGACGCACTCCATATATGGGGTCAACATCCTTAAAAGCCATCACGTGTGTAGGGTTCGCCCGGTCGGGGTAGGGGTGCATGACCTCGCCACGTGTAGGCGCAAGCCTCGCGGAATTCCCGTTTACCCACGCAAGGTAGTAGGCACGGTATCTCCATGCTTTTCCCCACACCTCCTTATCCTGTGCTACCTCATGGAAGACGGCGGCATTCTCACTTATGGCCATACTCCGTGGTGGGTTTTAGGTTTTTATCCTCTTGTGCGTCTGCAAGGTAGTTGACGAAGTTAATGAAGGTAGCCGCGTCAAATTCGGGCAGTTCGTTCTTGTAACTGGCATACGCGCTTGTATTCGCCATTGGGATTGCGGGCCAAGGTTTATATTCCTTGGTCAGCTTCTCGGCAATGTCGCGCAGGAACTGACTATATTCCTCCGACGGTGCGATGAGGGAAAGGAAAGCGTCTGCCCCATCAGGGCTACCGGAGGTCTCTACCTCCCTGTCAAACGTCAGCGGGTCGTCCGCGTACTCGACACGGGAGAGCTTGGCATTATACTTGTTCGTTCTCTTGACGGCCTTCTTGTACTTCTTCGCGTGTTCGCGAAGCTTGTCAAGGTCATCGAGCCACAGAGGAACCTGTTGCCACCATGAACGCATAGCTTCTACCCGCAAGCGGATAAGATAGGATGAGCGCATGATTTGGGTCAGGCATCCACAATGGTGTTGCTTGCGCGTTAATTGCAGACGGTTCATCGTGACCACATTCCCACATGCACATTGCGCGACATACGGATATCGGACATCGTGGGAGTACCCAATGACCGTCAGAATTCCCTGACTATGACCAACAGGCAACGGTTCATCATCCGTCCCCATATAATCGGGGAACGTTTCTGGGGTCTTCACTTCCTCCGGCAAGTTCATGAGAGCTACCGGGGTCCAACGACGGAATACTTCCTGAATGTTTTCGGGTTTGGACATGACCTCAATATAGAAGAAAAAAGAATCTTGTCAAGTTTATTTAGTGTCTTCTTCGGGCTTTTCGCCCTTCTTCTTGAGCTTCAAGGTGATGGTACGGGCCGCGCTTCCTTCTTCCAGTTCAGGACGAGTGCCATCCTTGTTCAGAGTTACTGGTCCTCCCTGCAATCCCATCTGTGTCACTATCTCGGTTTGTTCCAGTTCGAACTGCTGGATGACCTGTGACAGTAGGTCCATGTCGCGCTTCGCAATCGCTTCGTTAAACTTCTCCCACAGACCGTGGCTTCGCTCCATGATAGAGAGGAAGAGAGGTACATCCTTAATTGATTGTATCTCTGCGTCGGCCATGAAGGAAGCGACACGGGAGAATCCACTGTTCATCAGTTCTTTGTACTGGCTACTCATGGATTCAACGATGTCAAGCTCTATCTTCGTCCTCGCCTCTTGGCGTTGGAGGATGCGTGCCTGTGTGTTCTGCGTGTACGTATTGAGAAGTTCATTGCGGATAGCCAGTTCCTCCTTCGAGAGTTGGACGCTATCAACAATCTTATCAACACGTTCACGGGGGAGGCCAGTAACTTCCGAGATGACAGGAACCGGGGTCCCTGCCTTGTACATCTCAATGGCCTTCCTTATAACGGTGTTCTCGTTGGAAATCGGTTTGGGTGTAGAAATCTTTGCGGCGGCTCTTAGGTCCATAGCATGTTCATTGCGGCGGTTACGTCGGAGGCAAAGGTGTCGCGGGCAGGAGCGGGAGCGGGGGCATTGCCTCCGACGAAGCCGCCGAGATACCTGCCAATGTCTGCGGCTTCAATATATGCGGTTCCGTCTTCGCGATATTTGATTACCTCTTGATGTTCTACCACCTTATGGTTCTGAATGTCAAGCCTAATCTTACCGAACTCCGGCCCCATGATTCCCCGGCACACGTGCACCAATAGTGCTAGTGCGTCCGCGTTGTCCGGGGATTTATGAATCCGCTTCTTCATGGCCGCCTTGGGTTCCACGGCAATTCGGGTTCCGTTCATGGTGTAGAGCCGGGATTTAAGCTCGACGATAGTTGTCGGGTCGAGGCCATAAAGTTGGCGAGCATTGATTGCCAGTTTCATACATCCCCAAAGCTCGGAGACCTTGTTGCTATATTGCTGACATGCCTCCTGATTCTGCAACAGGCCAATGGGCACCTTGCTCGCCATACCCGCGAAGCTGACCGTCTGGAAGTCCGTGCCGACATGCTGGGCGAGGATGTCGATGAAACCAGTACCTCCGGTTACGTCTACGGCAAGGTACTTACTATCAACCCCGTTAGCGCGGAGAATCTCTCCAACTTGCTGGGCGATGTCGAAGTTCCTTTGCTTCATCCGTTCCTTGTCGGACGTAGACTTCAACAGATAGGTACGGAACACCGCGCACGCCCAAAGCCCTTCAACCGTTCGTCCGACTTTGGCGAGTTTAAGGCAGGACTGGTCGCCGCCGTTGGTGTAGGCAGGGTCCAATCCTGCGATGGTAATCAACTCGCCGTCTCCCCAGACGGGCATGGCATCCGCGCCACTGCCGTAAATTTCAGCCTCCGACATTAGTGAACCTTCTTCCGTATCATCTGAAAAGGTAGCCCGGTGGAACCGCATCACGAACGGACTATTCTCCCCGTATTGTTCAATCGTTTGCTGAACGATGTCCAACGGGGTGTAGAAGCTCCAATCCTCGCGGCCATATTTGATGCGGGGGTTCTGGGTGTTATCGAAGCGGATGTAAATCCCGTCCTTGGTCTCCCACTCGTATTCCTCAAAGATGTCAACGCTGTTCCACCCATCCTTGGGCATAGCCATAACACCAAAGGCATCGGTGCGGCTCTTGGGGTTAGAGGCGGCCATCAGGGTAGGAGGCGTGTCCGCTCTGTTGGTGATGAGGTTGGTACGCCATACTTCGACGAGTTCAATCGGCAATTCGGAAAGCTCGTCATAAAATACGTGCATGTTCTTTGCCTTAATACCGATAAATCGGCTACTGGGGTCGCCGACGTTCGCACAGGGGATAATGGAGATGCCGCGGGAATCGTCAATATCTCCGTCCTCGTTCACGCCTTTAATCTGTCCCTTACCATCAACGAGCTTACCCGGAAATTCCTTGCGCCACAACCGTTTAATATCCTTGAAGATACGTTTCTTCGCACCTTCAATAGTAGTCGATGTGACTAGGCAAAGGGTATCGACGGGGTCGGCCAGATAGAAGAGCGTCGCCATGATAGCCATAGATAATGACTTCCCAGAGGACGAGCCTCCACCCATGATGACCACATCATATTTGCACGCGGTTTCAATCATCCGTTCAATCCACGGCGTCCAGATAATGGGAGTAGGACTGCCCTTGTAATTCCACAGGAGATTGATGGCGTTCTTAGCGTGTCCATACCTGCCCAGCCCTCCCTTCTCTTCGGGCCATGCGTATTTGAAGCACCAGAGTTCGATGTCCAATTCCGAAACTCCGTACTCCCATTGTCGTCCGTAGCGGGTAAAGTGTCGTGCCATGCTATATCCTTTCTATATCCCAGTTGTCGAGGGTCAGTGTGTGGTCGTCGTTCAGTTCCCGGTACGCGTACAATAGAATGAGAAGAGCGTCCGCGTTCTGCAAAGTCACCTTCGCGCCGGGGAAGTTCTCCATCGCGATGCGCTTCAAGTTATTCTTCCACTTGGTCCGGTCCCTTGCGGTCAGTCCCGTATCATACGCGCCCATAGCCCGCATCCATACGATTGGGGAAACCTTTGTGACAGTGTACCCCGCCGCCGCGGCGTAACCGAGGACCTTCCCGGTTGCCTCTCCCAATATGCCACTACTTCTCGGATTGGACACCTTGCCGCCTCCGCTCATGGCATAGCTCATCTTCTCAATGTACATGATACGATGACGGCTACGTGGCAGTTTGTTTAATATGATTTCCAGTTCCCTTTCGTCTTCTGGCATGTGCTTTATCCAGATTTTCTTGCTCCGGGTGTCCGCGAGTACAAGGGCACCGTGGGTTCCGGGGTCAACTCCTACTAGTTGCATAGGAGAATATATCCCACAAAGTCCAGAAGGTCAAGCACAAAAATAAGACGGCCACCATAGCGTACTATGATGGCCGAATGGAACGTGCTCCTTTTTTACCCGCAATGCGGTGCTACGGGATAAACCCGTCAGAGCCGGGAGGGGGTTACTTGGCGACCGCGGAAAGGAGGCCCATCTCTTGGATGGCTTCAACCTGACCTTCCACCGGGTGCGGCTTGAACTTGAGGAACGCTTTGGCGTAGCTGTTCTTCCCGTCACGGGAGACGGCGCGTTGTGCACCAATCTGCACACGGAAGGGCAGGGAGCCGAGCTTACTACCTTTCAACATCATGAACTGAATGAAGGGAGCACCAACGCCCGTGTACTGATTACCTTCCGGGGTGTATCGAGCCAGCGTCCACTGGTCGCCCATGAAGTCAATGGTGAAGAGAGCATCAAGGTCATCCTCGGTGGTACTTGCGTCCTTAATACCCTGCGGCTTCTTAACCAGTAGCCACATGGCAAGGGCACGGTTGACCTGCGACTTGTCGAATCCTTCTGCTTCATACTCTTCCTTCGTATTCCACGTCTTGGCATATACGCCGGGCTGACGTTCGTTATACGGGATGTATTCGCGGAAGAACTTACGAGCCTTCAATACGATACATTCAAGAGGATTATTGCGCTCGGCAACGACCAGACCGTTGAGAAGGAACGCGCCCAAACTACCCACTGGTTCTTCCAGTTTAGCCTCATCGCAAGAGGCTTGCCACAGTTTGAGGTAAGGAATCTGGATATCCGAAGCGTCGGTCTCGCCCTCGAAGGAGTGGTATTCCGTAGCGGTTGCGAGTTGATTGGGTTCCGGGGTTCCCAGTTCCAATGCGTCTTCCGGGTCCATTCCCAAGGTTTCGTGTTCTGTTTTCTTAGTAGCCATAGTATTCGTTTATTCTTGGTTTTGGGTTGAGGGCTTCTTTGGCGAGTGAACTACCCTCGGTAACTTCTCTGACGTGACTATATCACAAGTTTGAAAGATGTCAAGAACTTTATTTGATTTTGAGCAAAGCCATCGCGCTCGTCACTTCTTTCACTACTCCAAGTTCTTGAAGCTCTTCGAGCAACGATTCCTTGACCTCCTTCATCTCGGCACGGGTGGCTCCTTCAACTTTGTTTTTATCTACCACCATGTCAAGAAGCTTCGACACAGGGAGGCGGGAGATGCTGTCCAGAATTTCCTCTGGGGAAATGTACTGCTCGACGTAGGCACGGAAGGCATCATTGTCCACCTTCACGGTATTACCTCGCCGTGCATACTTCCATCCGGGAACATCAACGCCGCAAGCGAAGAGGGTCTTGGCATAGTCCTTATGCACCTTGTTGGCCTCCGCGATAATGTTCGCAAAGGAAAGAAGGGAGCCAAGGGTTTCCGGGTTGTCCATCGCCGTACCGACATTGTCAATCATTCCCTCGGCTAGGTCCTTGTCCTTCAATACTTTAAGTGAGAAGTTACGGGCCATGCTAGTCACCTTCTTACACCGGGCGAGACGGGAACAGTAGGGGCAGACATGCGGAGAGGATGAGTAGGCATAGGGATTCTCCGCATCACGGCAATGGCGGGCAATGACTGCGGACATGTTTCCCCTTGCGGTAGCCTCGTCCATAGGGACTGCGGACATGTCGGTGGTGAACTTCGGACCCTTACCGTCGCGGTAGAACGCCGCAATCTTCATGCTTTCGGTCTGGCTGGGTTGTACCACCGCAAGGATAATACGCTTACATTCAGGGCGTTCTGCCATTTCCAGCAAACCATAGTAGATGAACTGGGTATTCTCGGCAGGGTCGGATACGGGGACCATCCCCATTTTGTAGTCGATAATCATGGAAGTATCGCCATGCCGGACAAGAACGTCAGCCGTTCCGGTTTGTGCTTCATCGTCTGGGTTGAAGATGATTCCTTCAAACTTATGTTCCGGGAGTACTTCTACCTTGTCCGTTTGTACCTCGGTTGCGAAGATGGACATGAGCCTATCCACCATGTTGGATGCCGCAGTGTAGAGGATGTGCTCATGCTTGGTCAAAAGGGAATCTGGATTCTTGGTTTCGAGGGCCGCATGAACACGGGTCCCAATGGCCGCCGGGGAGAAGTCATCCTCTTCTTCCTCTTTAGTTATGGGGCGAGGTACATATCCGGGACAGGTAGCGAGCAATGCCATCTTACTCGGACTGTACTTACTATGAGTGTTGGTTTCGTTATTAGCCATTTGATGTTAATGCGTTAAGACAAATTTCTTTTGTGTTGAGTGCTTGAATAATTCTTTCTTCCACCGTACCGGAGGCGGTCACGATGTATTGCAATGTGTGGGACTTAGCACCAAGACGGGCAATGCGTCCTTGTGCCTGTAGCAAATTGACGATTGCGTAGTCCGGCGAGATGAGTGCGGCGCGGGGGTGGCCACCCTCCGTATCGTGGAGAGACACACCCGTTCCTCCTGCACTAATCTGCACGAGAGCGAGAGGAACTTCATTCCGTTGGAACTTGTCCACCTCTTCCTGTCGGTTCTTCCCAGTCACCGCTCCACTAATCTCGGAGTAGGGAACTGTTCTCCCTGATTTATTGTTAATGAGTTCCGAGAGTGTGGAGAGACTGTCGAGGAAAGACACGAAAATGGCGACGCTATATCCACTGTCCAGAAGTTCGACTGCCTTCTCTGCCATCGTGGGGAGCTTAGCCAATTCAGATTGCTGGCGAAGCCGAAGGAGTTCAACGATAGCAGGAAGTTCGATTCCCTTCTCGTTAGCCCGTTCGATGGACTGGTCCCATGATTTGTCCAGCTTGTCAAGTGCTTTCTGCAACTGTTTAATCTCTCTCATACCTTTCATGTCTACGTCCACGGACAGATATTCGATTCTATTCTCCGGGAAGAATGTGTCAAGTCTATCCTTGTCAATCTCTGTCATAACGCCAGCAGTGAAGAGCTTTTGTTTCAGGCTCTCCATCATGGCGTGGTTACGTGGGTTGAGCTTAAACTCGATACCTCCCCAGAAGCTGTCGGTGCATCCGTGCATACGTGCCCAGAGCCAGAACCCGCGCCGAGGGTCTTGAATCCACTTGGCATACGTTGCGGGAACGCTCATGTCAAGAGGGGAGACGAAGGGAGTGGCAGAGAGCATAATCGTCGGAAGCCTTTGATGAGCCGCAGTTAATGCCATGATGTTGCTTTGGCTACCATAGGTTTTGGCCTTGTGGCTTTCATCGAGGACCAGCAAGGAATCGTCGGGAAGGGTCCAAGCCCCGAAGACTATCCGGGACTTGGGAACCTTTGTAGGGCGTTTGTAGTAGGAGGTACTTCCCCTGCGCACCTTCTCCCATGAGAGGACATCCACCGCGTCCGCTCCTTGCTGTTCAATCGCTCGCTTCCATTGGGTCACTACGATGGCAGGGCAGACGACGAGAAGTCTCTTGCCCATAGCCTTCGCGGTTTCGATAGTAACCAATGTTTTCCCCGTACCCGTGCAGGATTTATTTATCACATAGCCGTGCCGGGTAATTGCATCCACCATATCATGGATGCAATCTTCTTGGGGAGGGAATGGAGTAAGCGCACTCATTTGCGATACTTGTCCATGATTTCAGGTTCGGCAAGGAGCGGAAGGGATGAAGCCCACTGCGGAGTTTCTTCCATTATCTGTTCGATGCGCTGGGCGTATTCCTCGGCACGGTCAGCCGGAACCATCACTACGGCTTCGTCATGCACGAGAAGGATAGGTTGCGCACCTTCTAACTCCTTGCACAGGCGGTTGAACGTGCGGACCATGAGGTCACGTGCGATTGACTGGATGTTATTGTTGCTAAGGAGGTTAGTATTGACGATGGAGGACTTGTACCCGAAATCGACGCAGGTTGCGAAATAGGGACGACGACCGTCCTTGGGTTGAATGAGTTTCTTGTAACAGTTACGATAATAGAGCTTCCGGCCAGAGGGAAGGGAGAGCGCGAAGCTATGGGAGGGGGTACGATAGCCGCGAGCCGCTAATGCGTCCAACTCTCTCCACCATGCTACCACTTCTGGGCTACGACTGCGGTACATGTCCACAATCGCTTGGCACTGGTCCCTGTCCATTCCGGGGTTCGAGCGTTGAATAGCCTTCCATCCAGCACTAAAGCCGCAAGCAAGTACCCCCGCCTTCACATGCTGACGAAGGTCCGCTTGCCCCGGAGTTTCCTTGCAGTACTGTTTGAAGTCCTTGACATCCGCGGGGATGAGGCCCCAACCTTTCGCGTTAGCGGCATAGATGTCCTTCTCACCAGCACGGAGGGTATCAAGAATTTTCTCCTGCCCGCAGAGCCAAGCGGTCAGACGTGCTTCAATCCCAGCCCAGTCACATACCACGAGCTTATACCCTTCGGGTGCTTGAATGGCGTTGCGCTGGTTAAAGCCCAGAACGTCTTCACGGTTAAGCTGTTGCAGGTTGAGCTTATCTCCCCCGGCAGTCCAACGGCCCGTACTTGCGCCACAATAGGTCAGGGTGTAGGGGAGACGTTCTATCCCTTCATGGTCAGTATAGACGCGGGAAAGCATGCGCTCGGTAATGCTAATCATGCGGTTCACGCTCCTGTACTTCCCGATAAGAGTTACCCACGGAACGAGGTGGCCATACTCTTCCAGCCAGTCCGTAAAATCTTCGCTGGACTTGCTGGTGGTTGTGGGGGGCGGGATGTTCAGTTCCTCGCACGCTCTACGTAGTTGGGGAATGGAGAGTTTCTTTTCAAGCGGGATAGCTTCCTTGTATTCCTCCTGCGCCTGATGGAGTTTCTCCAATCCGTCAAGAAGATACTGGCGGGAAGTCGGAACTCCGCGCCATCCCATGATGCAGGTATTGAGCCAGCATTCCCGTTCATCTTCCGGCCAGAAGTTCTTCATCTTGTCCCACAAGGCGAGACAGTAGTAACTATCGCCCGCCACGTATTCCTTCATGTCGTCAGGGATGACTTCCATCTTGCGGAAATCAACGCCTTCGGCCTTGGCTCGGACCTCCTTGCTAATCTCTACACCCCAAAGCTTTGCGACAATCTTGTCAAGAGAGCCATAGATGGCGAGATAGTTGGAAGCGGCACGGGAACAGAGCCACTCCTTGAAGGGTGGCCGGAAGCTTGGCGTGCACGGGATGCCCTTGGCCCCCGGCGCGTGAAGTGCGAAGAGGTAAACGGCATAGTCGAAGCTGGCGTTAAACGCGACGAGGGTTTTGTCCTTCGTAGTTTTCTCCCAGTCAAAATCCTTCGGATGTCCTACCCAGCAATACTTCCCGTCATAGACGGACATGATGTATGCGTCGAACCGTGGGTCCAGACAGTAGGAATGCGGGTCCATGAACTTGAGGGAATATTTCCCTTCATAATACGTTTCGAAGTCAACGGCAAGAGTATCGCCTGTGAGTTTGGTCTGGTCGTCTGTAATCTCCATTTCATACCCCGGAATGCGAGGCAGTGAAAATGATATAGGGTTCTTATCTATTTCTTCGTGCATTAGTGTTTGGGTGTATTTAGTTGTTCCTTCGCTTGCGCGTAGTATTCTTGTGGGGTGCTCACAGGAATTCCGGCGGTTCTGTCCTTCTTGTACATCTTCACGGCACGGTTCATGCGGTTCACGACTTCCCGGCATTTTTCGTTTGTAAGATGTACGCTATCCTCAAAGGAGAATCCTTCATCCCGTCCGGTCGCCGCGACGAGGCGCAATGCGAGAATGGCGATGTCGGTTGCCTCCTTTACGCGGTCCTCCGCGTCAGCTTCCCGGTATTCTTCAATCTCCCACAGAAGATGGCGCAGGAGGTCAGCGGCTGATTCCTCTAATCCCATATAGGAGAAGTGGGAATCAACAGTTTGGGCGGCGATTGCAATTTCGTTGTACATAGTTTAGCGTGATATGATTATGAAGAAGAGAGTGACCAATGTCGCGGAGAGGCCAAAGATATTGATGTTCATGTCCCGGTTACTCCGTTTCAATAGATGTGTGATGGTGATGTAGATGAAGGACCACACCCACAGAATGATGAGAACGAGAATGAGCGAGAAGATGAGGGAGGCCAGTAGGGGCATACCATTGACCAGAAAGCCCACGGATAGGGAGAGGTAATAGATGCCTATGTAGGGGGATAATTCTGCTAGGTCTTTCATGATTAGCTCTTCATCGCATTATAGAGGCAGAGTATAGGGACTAAGTAGAAACCAGCAGTGGCGACCGCCCCGAAGAAGGTAGAATCCTTCTTCGGAATGGAGTTCACCGTAACAACAAAGAGAATTTGAAGTACGTGACTGCCGAGTACCGCTAAGAAGCACGTCATCCACGAATATTCAGGACAATACCCTTTAACCGCTAGGGTAAGGACAAAGGGTATGAATGAGAGAACCGGAAGCATCTGCTCCAACGTGTCCTCGAGGTTATCCCTAAATCTTTGAGAGTATGTTGTATCTTCCAATGTCATAAGTCTTTTGGGCATAAGAGGTTAGATTTAGTATTCACCTTCTTCTTCCTGCAAGTCGATAATCCAGTCAAGACTGTCGATGCACTTGTTCAGCTGGTCACGCTTCTGGCTAAGTTCATACCGTTCGCGGAGGTTCTGGTTCTGCGCCTTCAAGTTGGCGAGACGTTCATTGGACGGGCGGCCCAGCTTCTTGCCATTCTTGCTATAGCCGGGGCGAGGGGAATCCGCAACCGTGGTAACGTGCGTATTCTTCATCAAGTTGCCAAGACCATCAAGGAGATTGATTAGCTTGACAATGCGGTTGTGGTTATTGCGAAGGGACTTCAATTCCGCTTCGGCTTTTTCCACCTGTGAGCGAAGCTCGGATTCAAGAGCTTTCAACTCGGTAATCATGTTGTCGTCGGTTGTCGTAGTCATGTTTATTGCTTGTTTGCTTTTTATTATTCTATAGGATTAGCGGAACGGGATTGGCCCCGCCCCGGAATCCCGGTGACGAGGCCAATGTATCAAAGATTAGATTTTTGTCAAGAAGTTTTTAGAAGAAATTTTACATGGTTTCCGCAAGTACCTTAATATGTTCATATTGTGAATACACCCTTGCCTTCGTTTCTGCGCTTGCTTCCTTCAACCAAATGTCGATTGGCATGAAGAAGAAACGCTTTGTACGCTTGGGGTCATCGAGGCGTTTGACATTTTGACGTATCAGAGAATCGGAACCGTAGGACGCGATGAGGTCTCGTTTGAAGTTAGCGTCTGCCCAGTTCTCCACCTTCTCCATGTCTCCGAAGTTCTTACGGACATAAGCGAGGATGTTGCGCATAGCGGTAAAGTCGCCCGGTATCTTTTTGGAGAGCCTCTCTCCCTTCGTGTCCGTATCATTGGGAGCCACGGGGACAAGGTACTTCGTCAGGTCAGTATCATTGCCTCGGCAACTGGCATACTGTTCCGCGAGGAATGCACCGACTTTTTCCAGATTAGCCCAACGGTATTCGCCATCTTCATGGGCGTCTACCATGTATTTAATCTGTGCCCAAAGTTGCTGGTTGTCAAGTTTGAAGAGCTTCTCCACCGCCCAGCTGTTGGCACTAAACCCGGCAGGGATTTCTTCCTCCGGCGTGGTGCGTTCACCTAAGATTACCGGGTAGTAACGGCGAGTGCCTGTGGTATCTCTCAATACCTCTTCTTGGTTCGTACTCCCAATGATACTTGCGCAGTACTCATAGGTTCCCGGAGAATGGGCGAAAGCAACACGGCAACTTTCAGATTCCCCGGTAATGATTCGCTTCAACTTACTCTCCTTTATTTTGTTAGCGACTTCTTCATCAATCTCGTCCAAGACGATAGCAGAGTGCCGGGCCATCTGGACCACGCTATCCGCACTATTCAATCCTTCGATGGAGCTAGCCACGTCATTGCGGACCCCTCGGAACAACCAGTCCGTGGCTTTCGTTTTACCCAGCCCCTGTGCACCAGTGAGCATGGGAACGTAGTTCTGCGGGAAGCTGGTCTGGGATTCCATGTGGGTGAGGAAGCAGAGACGGCGGGTCACGCGCTTCCACAGGGTGATGAGCCATGTCGTGAGCACCATGTCCCGGTACTTGTCCGGGGTCCAGCCTTCGGGCATATCTATGTTCTGATTCATGGGAAGGTAGTCCAAGAACGCACGCAAACGGTCCTGCCCGTCCCAAGGACGAGAACTGACGAACGTAGCCAGCGGGTGGTAGTAGTTGGTCTGCGCAATACTTGACAACGCGTCGCGAAGTCGCGGAGTAGGAATAGCCTGACCGGGAACAATCAACTGCCAGAAGCTTGAAATCTTGCTCAATATAGTATCGCTTGTCTCGTACCACCTACTGTTCTTAAAGTCCAAGAGCAGGAGTTCGTTCGTGTTCATTCGACGGAAGGCACGGAGATTTAGGCCATGATGAAGAAGATACTTGATGTTCTCGTCGGTCAGGATGGGGATGCTCTTGCCCGCCTTGTTCTTTCGGACATAGGGGAACTTGAGAGAGCAGAGCTTCAACGCGCTGACCTCCGGGAGAGGGGTGTTCGTATTTACCGGAGCAATTCCCTGCATGAAGCACTTCATCAGGAGAGGGTCTTGACACCACGGCTCAACCCCTGCCTTCTTCTCGGCTTCCCCCTCCAACTCCGTCAGGTACATGTCGAAGAGCCATTGCACCGACATAATCTCCGGGTTCGCGCCATTGCAACTGGCATGGAAGCAGTGGAAGTAGGACTGCCGGGGGTACTGGGGATTGGGGTAGAAGCGAAGGTCCGTGTTCTGGCTATTGCCCGATTTGCCTCCCTTGCACTGCGGGCACTCGCCATAGAGGCAACCGTCCCCCTTAATATAGTCCATGCGGGAGAGGCCTTCGGCGGTATCATAATACTCGTTCACCTTCAACCACGCAATGAAGTCCTCGAATATCTTGGGACGAGAACTGCCGGGAGCCACGGAGGGGAGTTCGTAACTGACCGCCCGGTTCTTGTCGTATTGAAGGTAGTCCGCTTTCGCCTTCTCCATATCGGGTACATGGAATCGAGGGGTTCCGGGGGTTCCGGGGATGAAGGTGTCCAGATAGAAGAACTGCATCCGCGCAGGGTCGGTACAGGCCATGTCGAGAACAAATCCGGTTCCCTCGTGGATGTACTGCGCGAGGGAATGATATACTGCTTTGTGGAGATAGATGCGTTCATTTGCCAATCGCTTCACGTCCAGTTCATCATTTCCCTCGTCCTCCACCACCTGCGGATTCTGGTTCAGGTATTGGAGCGTAGAGTTGGAGATTTGGAAGAATGCCTTAATCCCCTGATTGGGACTTACGTATGCGAAGAGGAAGCCATCCCGCTGGGGAAGCTTCTCCTGCGCCGCGGCGAGAAGAGATTCCGCAGTATGTTTCTTGTTCTCCTTGAGGTCTACGTCAATTCCGAAGATACCCGTATGCCGCCACGATGTTCCATCTACACTGACGAGGCTACGGTTGGTATAGTACCTTGCACCCTTGCTGTCGAGGGCGTAGTCATACAATCCGGGCTTGCTTAGGAACTGGACAGAGGGTACGATGGCAGGAAGCGCGGGCTTAATATCCTTGGCTTCTACACCGTGCTTGTGCCAGTTGGAGAGGATGCTCTTATATACGGGAGGCATGGAGAGCGAGTTCTCGTCCAGCTTCCCCTGCATCACCTTAAAGAGTTGCACCTGATAGTAATACTGCATCAGTTCCTGATTTTCTACCGTCATGCCCATGAGAAGGCGAAGGACCTCCGGCAGGGCAATGGCGACGGCGCGGTTGCAACTGCCCCCGGTGGGGAGTTTCTTCATACCTTCGGCCAGCTGTAGTTGAGATATGCGGGGTGCGGTAAAGGTCAGTTCAAGTTTCTGAACTGTTTCATCGTTAAGTAGTTCTATGGTCATTTGAGAATGAATACTTTGTTTTCGGGGTTAATGATTTTCGAAGTGTAATCAAAAGTTATTTGCATACGGTAGATGATGTCATCCAAGTACTTGAGGGCAGTGTTTCGGCAATTACCACAGGACCGGGCGAGTTCGAGGTACTCCCGTTTCGTCATGGAGGCTCCGTTCAGCCGCCCCATTGCACGAAGCACAAAGTGCAGTATGCTGTCCGGGAAGGTGAGGTAGATGCGCTTAATACTGCGCCGGAAGTCCTCATCGATTACCCAACGGGCGAAGTGGTCTTCTTCCTTGAGCAGGTCACAACGCCCAGCGGCGGCTACTACATCTTTATATTTGGCGTAGTACCGCCACTTCCAGTCGGGAAGTACTCCACCCTCCGTAAGATGTTGGAGATAGGGGAAGACCTCGTACTTAGGCCAAATGCTCGTCTCATCTATATAGTTGAATGCCCTTGCGTACAGGAGGTCAAGGGAATGGTCGCTAAGTTCACCAAGGTAGGTGGTGCTGGCGAATGCGCGTACCATTTCCTTGGTCGGCATGAGTGGGACGTTGTAGAAAAAGTCCAGCATCTGGACGAGGGCTTCACAATATCCTTCCGTGCCATAATTGGAATAGGCCGCCGTGATGGTGTGTCTACCGTAGGGTGTCCATACCGTTTGAGGAATGGAGTAGACGAATTGGTAGAAGTGCTCCCAGCGAAGTTCTCGCGGGGTGGAGGGTGCGATAGGTATGTCGTACATGAGCGGAACGGTAGCATGGTTGAGACAAGTTGTCAAGCTCAAACCGAGACAAAACGTTTTTCTCTTTGACCACGGAACCCACGGTAGCCGGGGGAGAACGTATGCTAAGGAGTTGAGAGCAAATGAGTTATGAAATGAGACACAGAGAAAGCTGTCCGTTGTATCACTGGGAACTCGTTGAACATAAATGGGTAATATAATTGGGTCCGTGGGTTCCGTGGGTTCCGGGGAGACAAAAGTTTGTCTCATCATAAGTCATTGATTTTCAACAGGGGGACTTTCCTTTTTTTATATTGAGACATGAGACATA